TTTTCTGGTGCTGCAATACCGTGAAGTTTTACCAAAGAATCAATGGCTTTGATTTCTTCCGTTGCGTCTTTGGCTTTGGCATGTGCCTCCATATATAACATGGTTGCATCGTCTCGAGTAAATTTAATATCTTTCGGGGCCCGGTAGCTTTCAACAACGTTGAAGAAACTTCGCACTTGTTCTATGGCCCGTACCACTTTTTGGTCAGATGCCATTTCAAGCGCTTGGATAGGTAATATCCCCAAATGTGCTGCGGCTTTGAATGGTGACATTCCGCGCACAGTTAAGTTCACGAACTCTTGCTCTTGAGCGGTCAAATCACCGGCGGCGACATATGTTGGTTTTTGTGGTGCTGTTGAGGGCATATTGTTTTTTGACATAGCTTCTTAATACCCGTTGGTGGTTACTCGACTGTGACTATAGCACTATGTGAAATTTTTTAGAAAAAATTTTTTGAAAAATGTTTCCAGTTTTTTCGGAAATGTTTTTTGTCAAATGCCGTTTGCTGTTTGGTTTTGTCGATTGACTAGTGACTTGTGAAATTTGCTGGGTGTCCTTGGGCTTGGGCTTACACCCACGCCCGGTGGAACAAGTTCCGGTTTTGGATTCGCACTCAGCACCCACCCCCACCCTCGTCTCACAAATTGAACCTAGTGGCGTGGGACCCCTATCACAAACTCACGGAAACTCACAGTTGGCTGGTGGCCTTCGGCCCCCATCCATTGACTCACGAACTCACAAACTCGCTGACGCTCGTTCGTAACTCACGTGTCATTAACACTATCGGAGGAACATGACATGCGTATTATCTTTGCAATCTCTATGCTTTTTATCTCTATCGCTTACGGTGGCGTTATGCTTGAAGTCTTTCTTGAGCAATACGCCAAGGACAACGGCTTAGCTTATATAAGCCAACTCCCGTTCTCGATGCTAGCTAGCGCCATTATTCACGGTATAGCTGGCGCTTGTTGGATGTTGTGCGCTGAAGAATTTAAATACAGAGACGAGGTACGGAAACATGAAAGCGAGAACTAGAACGTGGTTACTAGCCATCGGTTTAATACTGATGGTTAGTGCCTACTCGCTGGCGCTCACTCGTTTCTATTAACGCCATTGACAATTCGGAGGAAATATTATGGCTAAAGTAATTTTTAACTCAGTTGCAGAATTTCGTGAAGCAATTGAGATATCGAATGACGGACTGGTGGTGCGTAGCAATCGCCGGTCTGTTGAGGTTTCTTTGTCATTGTCTGTTGAAGGCAGTGACAAGGATGTAAGCGACTGGTTACAGTCTCGTGGTATCTGGGGCATGAACCCGGAGCAATTCTGGATGATTTGCGGTTTATGAGGCCGCTTATCATTCTTTCTTTTTTAATCTTGTTGAAAATGTCGAACAATTCGAAAAATTGGAGAAATATTATGACTAAGTTAACACTTGATGATTTACAGATTGACGCACAATTACGCCCAGTTACAAATGGCGAATTAGCAAAAGCCACCAACGAGGAATTAGCAGAGATTTTACTTGCTGAATCCGTTCAGTTTATTGCTGGCCGTAAACCCCAAGAGGGCGCATCGGCATCTGTCATCGGCGTTTATCAATTGGCAAGCGCCGCAGTACAGACATCAGCGTTTGAGGTTATTCGCGACCGTATCGTTCACTTGAATGATAAGATTGCGAAAGCCCGCCAATCAGGTAATGACGAGAACATTCCGGCCTACCAGCGAGCAGTGATGTATTTGTTGAATTTTATCCGTCGTCTGCAATCGCAAAACGCTCGGGGTTGTTATTTCCTGAAACGTTTAGCGGAACGTCGCGAAGAAGCCCGTGACCCACGTGAAGTCCGTACACAATATGACGGTTTTCGGTTTGTTGGCTTTGATGCTGAACAAATCACCGAAATCGACGACATGTTGTACGACCAGCTCACCAAAGGTTATGGCTTATTGTTGCAGCTTGCCGATAGCTGGACAGTACAGAACATGGGTTATTTACCTTATGCCACTGTACAGATTGACGGTGAGTATCGTGACATTCATGACGCAAAAGCACTGGCTGATGCATTAGAGATGTCGATGCCGAACATGCCAACCGAAGCCGAGACGCTAGCCGCACTTGGCTTAGGTGGAGCGCCAGCAGCAAAAAGCGAAAAGGCTAAGTAAGCTGCACCCCACACCCGCCCTGTTCTCACACCGAGGATAGGGTGGGTTTTTTTATGCCAGATATACCCCGGTATCCACTGAAGGAATGTGCCCATGGACTTATACAAAGTGTTTTTGTACTCCGACCAACCGCAGAAAGGTAACGCCAGCTGCGTGGTACGAGCGACCACAATTCAGGCCGCTGATTTATTGGCCCAGGCTATCGCATATAGCATGACGCAGATTGACCCAGACGATGACACATGGTTTCACACCGTTGAAGCCGTCGAATAACACCTGTTCCCCGTTCCCTGCCCTTGGCGCTTGACCTCCGACGAGTGCCTTGGGTGGTTTTTTAACGAATGTTATGTTTGTTAAATAAATGTGCGGAGTGAAAATTCATAGGGTAAATCCGCATTTGGCGGGTGGCTACAACAAACGACGAGTGGTGTCAATAGGTAAAAACTGCTTTTTGCCAATTTCAACTGAAATTTAACAATTGACGTGGGCTGTGGGCCGATTGCTCAGATTTGTTACATTGACTGGTCTGACCAGTGCAAAAAACCCAAGCCACTCAACGGGTGCAGAGGACATTCAACAATTTTTTTACATTTACTTGGAGTAACCCAGTTTAGTTTTTTTTTTAATATTACCTTTTTGTGTCTCATTTTTGAGACAGATTTAAATATTAAAAAATCATTATATAAGTATAAAAAACCACCAAAAGCCACTCAACCCCAGCCACACCAAGGGCTACAGGCCGATAACAAGCTGTATTTGTCAAAAATATGAGAATGTTAATAAAAAGTTATCAGTTACTAGGCCAAAAGGAGGGTAACAATGAATAAATTCACGCAAGGCAAGTGGTCGGTAAAAGAGTACTCCAATGGAGATTTGGAGATGTACTGCACTGGTTATTCAGACGGTTGTATCATGAGTAACGAAACATACTACCCGTGGAACCCCAACAACGAGCATGATTGGTATTTATTCGCCACCGCAGGAACAACCGCCACCAAGCTAGCCGAAGCTGGTTATGATTCGGCAGCGTATAGCAAGGCGTTTAATTTGCTTAAACAGTGTCGGGGTGAGTGATGGAATGTGTACATTGCGGTAACGATTTACCAGAAGATCCACACGACACAACTTTTTGCAATTACAACAGCCCCCGTTATTCAGAGGGTACACATACAGGCAATATCTACCGATGCGAACATTGCGAAGAGGACACAATCGAGCTTGTTCAAGAAAATGGGAGGTTAGAATCATGGAGTTATTGACTAACGAACAAATTGCAGAGTTGAAGCGGATTATTGAGCGTTTGCGTGATTTCGTATCAAGAAAACTAAAACACAACACCAGTAAGGCGTTAGCGTATAAAGAAGCAAGCGCAGACAGTCACAATTTTCATGGTGGTTGGTCGAAAGGATACCATGAGGGCATTGTATCAGTATGTGAGGAAGTGCTGGACTTATTAAAAGGAGAATCCAAATGAGTGATTTAACTAATAAGGCAATAGAAGTATCGCGAAGAATTTGTGAAATTGAAGAGCGGTTAGCGTGCCTTGATTTAACTGTACACGAAGCCGAGGATTTGCGCTATGAAAAAGCAGAACTAGAAGAATGGGACGAGGCGCTAAGTGCATACTTTAATGCTAGAAATAGTTGCGAACAACTCCAACAGCGCGTGGCGGAGCTTGAGAAAGAACGTGACGCACTGGCGGCACATGTCGAGCGTATTTACTCAATAGCCGAAAGCAAAAGTCATGGGATTGCTGACCTGCGCGCTGTTATTGGGCAACCACCCACAAAACAAAAATGAAAAATAACCCAGTAAAACGCGCTCTGCTCTTGTTCGAGTACCATAATACGTCACCTTATTACTTCAGGTACATCGCCTCTAGCCCCGTTTACTTGTTAAGCAACCTGGACAAAGAACTAATAGCACTATTAAACGCTGAAAACCTAATTCCCTTGCCATCCGTATACACACTTCTTATCGAATTCCTGATAAACGACACATGACAATACCAGCTGATATCAACAACGCCTGTTTAATGATGCAACCTAGCATGACCCTAGACACGCAACACTTGTCACAAGAAAGTATCGACCGGCACTTGATATCAGCACTCAACCACAGCACGAGCATTGAACCAGAACACGAACTATGGGTGTTTGAACGGGTATCAAAAAACACCCACTCCCGTTCGCCATTGTTCACTTACGCAAAGCAAACGTTGTATTTCCTATGGCAAGGTGCACTCTTCAATGAAAATAGCTGATTTAACCTACGACACCGTAAACGCGTACGCTGTGCTAAAACTAGAGCAACTGACTGTATTAGATAACGACCTACAAAAACCCCAAATCGACCGTGAATTAATTGACGCCCTTAGCGCAAAACAACTAATACTAGACAAAAAACACTTCATTTTTTGGATATTCGAGAAACTCGTAAAGGTCGGCAACGACTTGGAACACCACGCCGTGTTTGAAACCAAAACGCGGAATTTATATGTCCTCTGGCAAGGAGCTCTTTTCAATGAACGGTGACCTAAGAAATGCAATCGTCGCCACACGCCTATGCGACTTAATACCCGACGAGCGGCACTTAGCCGACAACGCCTTGCTAAGAGCACTCGACGCAAAACAATTAGTGATAGACCAAGGCCATTATTTCGGCTGGGTATTTATAAAACAAGGCAGATACGGAATACACCCGGTGTTCGACACTAAAACGCAGAATTTATATATCCTATGGCAAGGAGCTCTTTTTAATGAACAGTGATATAAGAACTGCAATCGCTGTCTCCAACGCACATGGTTTGGCATTCAACAAGCAATATCAACATGCCGCCGACCGCACCTTGATAAAAGCACTCGACGCAAAACAAATAATACACCAAAGTTTCTATATTACCTGGTTCTTTATTAAAGAAACCACACTAGGCTTAGACCCGGTATTTACCAGCATGCAGAATTTATACATCCTATGGCAAGGAGCACTCTTCAATGAACAAATATCGCATCAGTAAAAGAGAAGCGCATAAATTAGTATTGCCATGTGGCACTATACTACGTCGAATAGTCGCTCTAAAAGAATTCAAACTGCAACCATACGGCACATGCATAGTCATAAAACCTGGTGACGTCGGCGGCTATGTCGAAACAACAAAGAACCTCGACCAACGGGGTAATTGTTGGATATTGAATAATGCAAAAGCCTATGGCCAAGCGTTTGTAACAAAAGACGCAGTGCTTATGGACTCAGCTGAAGTATTTGGCAAAGCCATTGTTACAGACCAAACGGTCATACGCAATGCAGCCAGAATATATGACACTGCTATAATTCGCGGCGAGTCGCAAATAACCGGGCCAAAAACCCAGGTCTATGGCAACGCGCGAATATGGATGTTAAAACTAAACCAGCTATATAACATTAAAGTATTCGGCAGAGCTAGAATAACCGATGGGACGCTGCCAGACTTTACCGATAGGGTAAACGTATTAGAAATATCCGAAGAACCCACAATAATAAGCACATTTCCATATACAGTGAGAATCACCGATAAGCACACCATAATCAGCTGTCAGACAGAAAAACATAGCTATTGGCTCAAAGCAAAGCCCAAAGATGTATCAGATAACCCAAGGATTCAAAAGCTATGGAAACAACACGGCGATGTGGTTAAGCACTTTATCAAATATCACAAAAAATTGGTAAAAGATGCCGCGCAAAGATAACAGCCCCTATATAATGCCCCTGTTGTGGTTTGAAGTATTCAAACAAAACCCAGATTATTTTACCAGAGTATCCATAGACTCACATAATCTGCGGGAACTTGACCAGGATATAATAAGAATACTCAGCCGCCTGTTTTATAGCGAACGCAAAGTAATACTCGCTAAGCACTTTATAACACCACACGGCGAATATTACTTTTCCCTCAACGCAGTATTCACACAAATAACACACGACCTCTACATGGAGTACTTAATGAATGACCATGAACACTGACCTACAAGCCACTCGGGTAGTATTACGGGACGATATTCCATTCTTTAACGCAAAAAGACCATTTGACCCTGAAATTACCATAAGCCATTTCAATCAAAACATACTAAGAGTACTAGATTACGACTCAGCAGTGTTATACCCCGACCCGCAGGAAAGTAACTCTATAAGGATATATCTCGAATCAGAATACCAGCGCAGTATAGTCTTCGCATTTAGCAACTCGCTGCTTGACCTATTTTATTATTTCTTAATGAACGACGATTGATAAGCTGATTATGGGTAATTTAATCGACATACACGCCGCAAAGCTCATGTTCACCGGCTCCTGGCTAAGAATAGAAAACCACAACAAAATGCAATATGCCAAAAAGCTAGATGACAGCATCATAGATTTATTGACCTTCAAAAAACTCATGATTTATAACATTGGTACTACCGTGGGAGAATTCGTAAAGGTAAGAGTTGTACACCCTGATGACCCTGATAAAAAACTACGTCACCCAATGTATGCATTTGACACCCCGCTCTATGACTTATTTTATTACTTCTTAATGGCGGACGACTAATGTTCAGAGAACTTTTATGCTTAGCAACCAGACAGCGTTATCATTACCGAGCACGCCTCGAGTATAGAACGCCTGATAACAAAATCTTAATGACCATGACTTTTACTTTACTCGTCAACAACCCAAAACACAGCGACGACCATCGCAAAATAAAAAAAGACATAGGCCCCGAGCTAATAGAAAAAATCACTCGGCACAGATTATGCAACGGTCACTTAGTTTATGAACCGATTGCTTACTTAGGGTTATTTAAAAAATCATGCTAACTGTTGATGTATACTCAGCCCTCGGCCTGCTCGACCGGATATATGAAGTTCCATTAGACCCGGACCCATGGCGTATAGAATTCATAAAAGAACAAATGAACGCTGAATTCCTAGATTTACTTTACGCGGAGTCCTTAATACTAGTATACCGAAATCCCACTCACTACTATTACATGCGAGTAAATATCCAAGAAAAAGACCCCCACATCGAAGCGTCAACCAAATATGTGTTTACTAACCCCATCTTTGATGTGTTCTATTATTTCTTAATGAACGACGACTAAACAGCGAAAAACCATGAAACCCGATGATATATCTATAGCATGTGAATTGTTTGTATCATGCCCAGACCTGGACCAAGAACCACAAACAATAGACGACATGTTCAGAGATACTGTCAGTATCCTAAACCTAGGTAACGTGATACTAACACCAACCAAAGAAACTTATGGCTATTGTTTTTGGGCAATAGGCACCAACAAGCAGCAATGCAACACATATCTTTTTGATGATTTCGTTTATGACTTATTTTTCTATTTCTTAATGAACGACGAGTAGCCCTCATTGCTAAACGCAGACATAAGAACCACAGCCAGGTGCCTTAATCAAAAAGGCGTTTACGATTTCATACAAGTCATGGCATCTGAAATGGAAGTCTTTAAACCAAAAATAGACGACCAAATAAACCGTCAGGTAATACGGTTACTCAACTATAAACAAATAACCATAAGAAACCTACCTGGAGCATCGTTAACTTCGTTATATCTCAGAAGTTCATTTGAAAAAACAAATGAAACACCAGAGTATCTATTTAACTCAACAATCTATGACTTGATGTTTTTCTTTTTATTAAATGACGATTGCCCATGAAACCTGCTGACATCCACATAATAAAAGAGATATTTACCAATCGCTCAAAAATAGACATAAATCAGGGGGCGATAAATGAGATGCTTTATGACATTGTCTATATATTAAATCTAAAAAGCATCGAACTGGTAACAAGCAGGCTAACTTACGGTTACTGTTTCCGCCTGCAAAGAGATAAAAACAACTACTTTCTTTTTAATGATTTGGCCCAAGACCTATTTTTCTACTTCTTAATGGCGGATGACTAGCCAATGGCATTCAACGACATAAAAATTTCAATAGAAGTATTAAGCCTCTATCAACGCGGATTCATATTACCGGTAGATGCACCCAAAGACCTTGATTCAGATATCGTCGCCTTACTTGACCAAGAAATACTAAGAATATCCACCCATCCTACTAGCTGTGGCATAGCCATAACCACCAGGTATACAATAGGCTATGTCTTTCAGATAATTGAAAACGACCTATATTGCTTATTTCTAATGATGGACGACTAATACATGCTAAATGCAGGGGACATAAATCGAGTTGCATTCCTCCTTCGCTATTCATTATTTTTTACTCCATTAAATATTAATGAAATACGGCGCATAGACCAAAGCCTAATTCGCTGGTTACGCCGCGAAAGACTAATAGTTCCAAAAGACCACCACCGCCCTGTGCCAGATGGCATTATAGTAACCAAAACGCAGGTATTATGGCTTCAGTATGTCAACGAGCTAATCCATGAATAACACCGCTTATACCCAGGAAATAAGAGACGTACTACGGTTACTAAATAGCAAAAAACATGTCATCACCCACACTGAACGAAAATATCGACGAATGCTTAATAAAAGCGCTCGACCATAAGCAGCTAACATTTAACCTTAACCGCCATTTTTGGTTTGCTTATACCCACAAACAGTCAGAAAGACCAACACCGGTATTTTTATTTATCATCACAGCCTTAAGGTTTACCTATTATGCAAATGTTGATTAAAAGCATTAAAGTATTCGCAATTATACAAACCGTTCTATTTATGTTTGTTGGCCTAGGCTTCATCGCGAACGAAGTGGTCTTTAGCATTGACCCAGAAATACTGCCTTCAAAATCAGCATTCAACCTGTATTTCTTTTTAGGCATTATCAGTTACGGAGTGCTAACGGCAATTGCAACAACAATCCGGACCGTATATCGTTTCGCATTAAAGTAAGAGCCTGGTTAAATGAGACACGACACACAAATGACGGTGAGGGTACTGAGCCTAAAAAGAATCCCAGACTTCGACTATGCGAGCTACATGATACCAACCAAAAAACAAATTGATATAATCATAGTAAGAGCCCTAGACTCTAATTCATTGGTAGTGGACTATAACCGACAGTTCGGGATAATTGTCAGCTTTAACGAACCATTATTTAGCTACCGAATAAATCACATCGCGTTCTTATTCTATTTAAATGAATTAATATGATAGACGTTCATCTAATGATTAGTGCTGACTTAATTGCGCGAAAAACAAGCCTAAAAAATGTCAACGAAGTATTGGCCATTCTCGCTTGGTTCGAAGACCAATCACATAGTTTCGCGCACCTTTTCCTAAAACACAGTTACTTATCCCATGCTAAAAATTTCTAGTACACCGTACAGCAGAGAAAACTCGACAATTATCGCTGCTACCATCCTGCACACATATAAAAAAGCCCCCCATCTCTATAATGGGAATACGATATTAAATCAGTGCAGACCTGAAAGAATAGATGAACTTCTTCGGTTTATAATACAAAGCGAAACTGCGTTTGATGCGTTTTGGTTATCTCAAAACTTAATGATTCAATTCATAACGCAGACAGAAATCTATGATACCCAATGAAATTCGCCTCGTTAATAAAATAATAGAAGGCCATGCGTTCTACAATTTACTTGGCCAAGACAAACGCGCATACGAAAAATTGACTATGAAAGAAATAGCGCTTGGCAAACCGAAAAGCGAATACCTAATTACAGCCAACGGCATGCTTTGCAAAAAACAAATAGTCTTCGCAGCCTTTTTCGCCGACCTTTATTTCTTATGGTATAAGTACGCAGAAGATTTGTAGGTACACCATGTCAGACCAACTAAAATTACCCCGCTATGACGTGCTTTGGGCGAGCATAGTACTTGACGATAAAAATCTGTTAGATGACCTAGAAAAAATACAGGAATACACAGAAATAAAACTAAACCGAATAAGACAGCTACTCTTAGAAGGGTGTTTTTTAAGGTTATCAAAATACAACGGTCTTTATCTAAAGAAAGGTAACCGAATACGCGAACTACACCAATGGGCGGTAGACCTGTTTGTTGTCTTTATTTATGAAGAAAAAAATATACCATGGCGATGCAAACTCCGATAACTACACCCGAACTTAAGTATGACATCCTCTGGGCAGATATAATCCTCGAATTGCCATTCTTAAACATCACACCACGGTTTCGTCATGCGGTTAACATTTCAGTAAAACCACTAAAAAGACCGGTGTACATAACCAAAGCAGGTATTACAGGTTTTAAAACCAGCGACTATTTAATCGACTTATTAGTTCTTTGGAAAATCAAAAATGACTAAACCAGACATAAAAATGGCGGCGGTTACATTATCCAGTGAACACGCCGGCTACTGCCTAGAAAATTCAACCATGGTCAAAGCCCAAAGATATGCGGCAAAATCCCTACCAGACAACCATGATATAAATTTCGAGGAGAATGACTTAACCGACGCACGGATTATCGTTTTTGGAAACATTATCCTTGATTTAGCTTTCGTGTTCTATCTCAATGAAGAATGATATCTTTCACGCGGCCAAGGTAGCTTCATTAATAAGCGTATCTAGAATACATATTAACGTGTGCCACAGTGAGATAATAGCAAAAAACATCCTGCTCGATGACGTTATGTTTACCAAAAACGCTGTTGTACTGAAAAACAACATAATGCCGATATTCTTTTCCCCTGTATCTGATGTTATCTTTGCAGGTATGCACTATGCATGATATCTCCTACGCATGCCAAATGATAATGCACGAGGAAACAGGATTGATATGCCGCCGCTGGTGCAAATACCATGTCCGTATAGTTAAAAAAAGAATTGAGCAACACAAATTAACCTGGTCCAATGTTGTAATGGGTAGACACGGAATACATGATGAAAAACAAGCTTCTTTCATAAACCAGCTATCCTATACGGACCTAAATATGCTTTGGGAATTGTACAATGCTACCGATTAGGCAAGGTCTTGAAGAACTATCGTTTATGCTGGGGTATTACCACCAAAGCCTAATTTTCCCAACACCAGATTCAATAAGCCAACTAAAACTATCACAACGACTATCCCCACACAGACTATGGGTTATTCAAAAAGATTTAGTCGAAGGATTGTTAAATGACTGTCCATCACCAAGGGAAATGTGGGAATATAGGACCATGTTACATATATGGTGTTGGTACGCAGATGGCTAGTATCCCAAAAATAACGTTACGGATTATATGCGCGATTCTTAGTGCAGACACGCTATACGTATTTGGAAAACCATTACGGTTTTTTATCGTAAAAAAAGGGAAACAGTACATCTACCCCGTCTTTTCGTCACTAGGCAACGAATTATATGCAGAATTTGTTAGACAAGACCGAAGCAGCTGATATGCAAATAATGCTGTTATTCAAACAACATGTTGATTGCGAAGATTTTTTCAGCGAAAACAACCCCGGTATATTCCATAAGCAAGTCTTGCAAAAAGAGGAAAGCGTAGAAGTGGAACACATCATACGCACAAAGAGTAAAATGAAAAAAGACCTGGAACTATATTTATTAACCCATACATTCTTTTTGCATGACCAAGGACTAATGAAATGAGCCAGCTACCACGCGAGCTTAGTGGACAAATTTATGCCATGTTCTCAGGGCTTGTAAATGTACATGGGTTTTTTAATAACGAAAACCCAAGAGTATATGCCGAGAAAGAGATTCTTGCGGATATCATCTCAGAAACATGTATTCTCTTATCAAAAAATGGACCTAAGCTGCACCATAAAAACATCACCGGCGGATTCTTCGTATTAAGAAGCCTTGTATACCACACATTCTTTCTGCAAGAACAAGGGTTAATAAAATGACAAGCCTAGATAACCAAATCTATGCTGTATTTAGTGACCGCATGAAAACAGAAGATTTTTTTGATATTGACTTACCAAATACGCTATACACCAGAAAAAGGCTACAAAAAATATCACTCGACGAGATTCATTTTATTTTTACGCTAAGCAAACACATGCCTGGTGATTTTATATATGGCCTAAAAGAGCTAACTATATACAACACGTTTCTTTTGCAAGAACAAGGACTTATGCTATGAAAAAATTCATCATTTCACTTGTTATAGTTTTTGCTTTGCTAATTATACCAACTACATTAACCCAAGAAACCTATTCGCTAATATGCAAAGATTCAGTAACCTATCAGCAAACGTTCAAAGCAGAGAACCTAGAAGCTGAGCCAAAGCAAATTGACAAAAACAGTTACCGCTGGACCATGAACAAAGTACTTACTGGAACCTATAACTTGGACGAGTCAGAATACTGTGTTATAAACAAGCACAGGATTCCACGAGATATACCACCATGGCGATAAAAACAGAACAAACCAAAGACAACCGTATCCTAATTGTAATTCCACGAGATACTCCACCTCATGAAAAGCACAAAGCGTACAACGAAATCCGTCGGCAAAACCCGAAAGCGAAAGCAGTGGACTTCAAGTACAGTGACGAGTGACCTTTGGCATTTGTCCATCCGCACTAGGCAAGCCCTATTCCGCAGTGGTATATTCACCGTAGCCCAAGTCAAAGGGCACCGTAATATACGTGCAGTACCGGGAATAGGGGAAAAGCTTTATGCTGAAATTGAAGAAAAAATATTTGCCCGAGGATATACTTCGCGCGGCAATCATCCTAGGAACCGGTAAGACCCCGTACATATGGCTAAACACAAACCAAACCAACCACCACCGGCTCAAAGTGGTGAGCCTGTACAATCTGTACAAAGCCCATGTGCCCAAGCATTGTTAATTCTAGCAGCGCAAAGAGAGCTACCTAGAGTAAAACAATATTTCCGTAGTTTAATTAAACGCCATCCATCAATGTTCTGGTGGGGAGTAAACAATCTCCTAGAACCGGACGGGCTTTTATTTGAGCGTTATAGAATCGCATCAATAACAAGTCACCCGGTTAGAACACGATACATGAGACTTCATCATTCGTGGGACGCAGAATTTATGTTTGAAAAACTGTGGATGGTTTATGAGCTTCAGAGTAGAAACCTTAAAAATAAGCCCGTTGTTAGTCCTTGATTTTGATTGTGCAACCCAAAAACGCGCCATTCGGTTATCACACCAACCGCAACAACTCAAAAAAATCATGGGCATCAACAAAAAGTCCAATTTGTACCAGGACGACATAACAATAGCGGCATATCTTATAGGATTAAAAAATATATTTGAATTTCCGCGATATGTTTATATGAACCCAGCGGCGATATTACTAGCTTTATTTCTATTACATAATGAAATTTAACCCAAACAACTTAGCACCAAAAAAGTGTCTGCAACAAACCATGTCTTTTATCAGACGTTGCGGCTATTACGACCCGGCACGCTATTATTCATGGATGTATTTAAAGATTTTAATGTTTTTTAAATATGGACCTATAACGTTCAGTAAACCTGATATAAACCAACTGGAGAGCACCACCATGCCTATCACTCGCATTGAATCAAACCCGGCTAACATTAAAGCACTACGCAATCAAATCGCAGCGGCTAAACTGTTAGGTGAAACCACCACACAAGTAGAAGACGAACAGCTAAAAGGCAAGATTATTCTTGATGACTATTGGTTGTTTGTTATCCGTGATTACCTACGTGAAGAAGGTATTGATAACATCGTACTTCCCGAAGAAGCCGCGTTCTTTGTCACAGCAACAGCACAAAATGTGCCTATTGCTGTATACGCCGCCGCTAGTTTCAAAACCGTGCTTGCTGTAGATAATCTTGACCGTATCTTGGCTGAGCGCAAAAAGTAAAACCCGGAGTCCACAATGACCACATTACATCTGATTTCAGGCCTCTTACTAGGGGCGATAACCGTTTTCTTTTTTGCTACGACCTGGTCTAGTATCAAAAGACGTGTGACAAACAAGCATTACACCAAAAAATACTTGGAAGCCAAACTTGGCGAGGATAAAGAAGAAGTACAAAAACTGCACATCGCAAATCGCCTAGCCATGAAAACTTTCAAGTTTTACAATTCACTAAGCCATTCGTTTTATGGCATATTGCTTTTAGCCTGTACTTTTGGTGTATTGCCCTATCTGTTTATTACATCGGCTACAAATACCGCATTGGCTTTACAGATTGCCTTAACAAGCATTGTCTTTAATGCTGCATTGCTAGTAGGAACAGGCCGGAATTTATCGCTAACCCCCATGTCACAAGTATTTGCCATTCATAAAAACAGGCTAACTACTTTAGATGGCATGACAGAAGGGCAGCTAAAACACGACCTTGAAATCATTGAGAAAGTTTATAACCTCAACGAAAAAGAAAGCGCTGTTTTGGCCGCCCCGGTAATGCAATCAGATATCTTCGACAAAGAAGCCATTCGAGAAATGGTCGCCCGTCGTGCTAGTGATTACATGGACCATGTAAGCGAAAAAAGCGGTGGTTCACCACACAAAGACGACGTTGAAGTATTAAGCATGTCACTCGAAGAAGCCCTTAATTCTGATTTACCAGAAAGAATCAAAGAGCAAATTCGAAACCGTGTTGCTGAAGAAGAAGCAAAAGAAACTAAAAAGGTCCACTAGCCATGGCATTTTTAATTCGCAAATTACTGTTTGGGCTGATTTATGCCCTAGGAGTGGATGTGATTAACAACCCCCACAAATACAAAAAACCAGCGCAAAAAACAGCAGGAGTTATAAAACAAGCCGGTATCAAAGTAACCGTCGTTGCCGTGATATTAGCGATAATTGCTCTTTTTGCACAATTGTTTTTTGTAGCAGTAATTATCGTTGCCGGTGCCACCATCATCGGCGCTATTCTAAGATGGAAGGAGAAACGCAATGGACGACCAATCACCAAAGACTGATGGTCATGAAAAGCCACTATTTAAACAAGCCGATAACAAAACATTTGATTCAAAAGACAAATGGCAAGCGGCCTGCGGCTTTTTCCTAGGGCCAGAAAACATTGAATTCATTGATATGGATAAAATGCACACAGCCTGCTTCTTACGGGAGCTTGACCCCAACGAAGCCGTTTCTCCACAATATCGAAAACTGAAACAGGTTTTTGATACAGACACCCCTATTGGTATCTTTCGTAATGATACCAACCGCGGGCGTATTAACCTAAACAAGTTAGAAGGACTCTAATTATGAGCCGCATTATTAATGTACCAGATGAAGAATTTGCCAAAGAACTGAGCATCGCTTTTGATATGTCTCGAGAACTACCTTATCGAGTACTCGGCGCAGAAAAAGCAGAGGACGGTATCACAAAAGCAACACAGATATTAAATAGCCAGATACGAGACCTCGCAAGCAAATTGACAGATGAAATTGAAAAACAAAACAAAGAAATTTCATCCTGGCTACGAGACAACTGGCAAGATACCCTAGCGGAAGCTAAAAGCCGAGGGGCTAAGAACCCAGAACTTGTAACAAAAAGCATTGCTGCTATGCACGCTATCGAAACATCCAAGCTGCTAACTAATGCACTTCGGACCGTAACATTAGTTTCGATGATTAGAGAAACAAAAATCCACGATACCTGCGATGCAAAAGTACAACAGTTGATGCTACAAGGCGGTATCGAAAGCATGTTCTCTGACCAAGAAAAACAACATTTTACTGAAGCATTCCTCCGTACCCTAAGCGAACTGCTTAAATAAGCGAATATCTTTTTTAACCACTACCAATAGTAAACACTAAGGACTATTAATATGCACGCATCACAAGTTATCAAGACGATTGAATGGCACATGCAAATGCGCAAAAACGGGAAACCAATGCGCTTAACACCAATGATTTTATCCGCACCTGGCGTTGGTAAGTCATCTGTTGTTTATCAAGCCGCTGGCAATTGTGAAGTCAATATCATTGAATTCCGCCCGGCCAACCACGGTATCGAAGACTTAATTGGCTTGCCGAATTTCAACACAGACGCCCAGGGCCGAACTCGTTCCAGCTTTGCAACCCCTGACTGGTTACCAGATGAAGAACGCGATGGTAAATACGGCATCTTGTTCATTGACGAATTACCACAGGCACAGTTGTCCATGCAAAACGCATTGAGCCAATTGATTCTGGACCATCGTATCCATGATTATGTGCTACCTCCAGGTTGGCAAATCGTATGTGCTGGTAACCGTACACAAGACCGCGCCGGTACAACCAAAACTCCATCGCAACTTAACAACCGTATCCGTTTCATTGACATGGAATTCTCGGTGAAAGAATGGATTGACTGGGCAATTGACACCAATCTGCGCCCTGAATTAATCGGTTTTGCTAAGTTCCGCCCAAGCACTATTGACCCGAAAAACTTCGACCCAGCTCGTCAGGTTAACTGTACACCACGCTCATTCGCAGACTGCACCGGTGTCATTGACGCGCCAGAAGACTTGCGTTTCTCATTACTCAAAGGTGGCATCGGCGAAGGTGAAGCGGCAGAGTTCGAAGCATTCTTGCGAGTGTACATGAACTTACCGGCGTTTGAGGATATTCTGAAAAACCCAACAGCCATCCAAGTTGACATGTCCAAACCTGACATCGTATGTGCCCTGCAAACTATGTTAGCGCATAACGTCGACGCAAAAACAGCAGACAAAGTGGATGCTTTTATCCAACGGATGCCAGCTGACCACCAAGCGGCATATTACCAAGACGCTTTACGTGCCAAACGCAAAGAGCTCGTTATGTCTGATGCGTTCTCACGCTTCTTAGACGACAACGGCGAGTTGTTATCGTAAAAGTCAGACCCCCGCACGCTGGCTCTGCGGACCAAAACCAGCACAAATTTAATTCAATTTGAAGGATTCAACGACAATGAATAACTCCCCGTTAAGTCAGACACCTGAGCACATGATGAAAATGATGAAAGCGCGTATTCCCCTGCGTATTAATCATCCATTTTTTGGCTCTTTGCTCTACAAAGCCAACATGCGCCCAGAACCAAAAGTCGAAAAACTTGCGACCGAAGGCCGGGATATCTTTTACAACCCAGAATACGTGGAATCAGTATCGCAAGAACGAGTGCAGTATGACTTATGTGAAAACATCATGCACAAAGCCCTACTCCACCCGCTTCGTGTTCAAGGTCGTGACTTAGAACGCTGGAACGAAGCTTGCGTGTACTCCATTTCGGCCTTTCTGAAACAATGCGGATTACAATTACCCGAAGACGTGCTTTATGACAGTAAGTATGATGACGTTACTTCATGGGCAGCCGAAGATATTTACCTCGATTTAATCCGCCGCAAACCACCAAGCAACAATAACCCGAATCACCAACCTGGTTCTGGTTTCTCCAGTGGTAGCCCAGACCATTTATTGGATAACAACCACGACCCATCCGATGGTGGTGACAAAAACGAACAGCCAAAAGACCAATCAGGCATGACGCAGATGGAACAGGAAATGAAACAAGACCTGGCCGCTGCTCGTCAAATGCAAAAAGCCGCCACCGGTAAAGTGCCTGACGTTATTGAAAATCTCGTGCAAAACATCCTTCAGCCTAAAGAAGATTGGCGCGTACGTTTACGGGAATTCATGATGAATGGCGGCTTTGATGATGTCACTTGGCGTCGCCCCAAACGTCGTATGTTCGCCCACGGGGTTTACTTACCTATCGTGGAATCCGAAACTATGGGCAACTGGGCTTGCTTGTTTGATACATCTGGCTCAATTTACGCTTGCGAAGAAACTTTGAAAACGTTCATGGGCGAGATTAACGCCATTGTCGAGGACCTTAACCCGAAGAAAACAACGGTTATCCAGTGCAATTGTCGAGTAACCAAAATCGAAGAGTTCGAACAGGGCTCAGAAGTTAAGTTCAAGCTCAAAGGCGGTGGCGGTACAGCATTTAGCCCAGCAATTGACGCCGCACTTGAACTCGATGAAGACCCAGAAGTCATTATCTACTTCACTGATTTATACGCTAACGACTTCGGTTCTGATCCAGGCGTCCCAGTGCTTTGGGCAGTTTACGATAATCCTGGCCCAATCCGTGAATTACAAGAACAAGTACCATTTGGACAAGTGATTAAAATCGAGGATTAATAATGCGCACCCAAGATACATTGGAATACGCCATTATCCGTGATTTTTATAATAACCGCCGAGCCAAACGCTCGGGGGTTAGACTCATAAATCACATTAACGAAGGCATTTACATTCTTGATAAACTTAATGCCAACTTATTAACCAAACGGGCTTATTGCTTACACCCCATTGTGCAAAACAACGAACCATGTGACGTAAGTAAAAGCTCAGCCTATGCCTTGGCTTGCGAATATAGAGATAAGGCCAACGCATATTTATGTCGACCTGTAACTGACCACGTCAAAGACATTCGTGATGTGCATGTCCTCGTCGGCGATATGTCACTAGAATGTGCACAGATGCTATTCGCTGATAAATTACAAAACTTTAACGACTTCATGATTTACCACTACGGAAATCATGACCGCTCGTTCCAGTTATATAACTACTTTCATTTATGGTTGAAGTACCTAACAACCTACTACATTAAAGGACCATTCAATGGAAGCTATTTCTAGACTACGCAAAGTATCGGTAACTCATGTCATCGCCTTGACCCGGTTACCATACAAACTACCATTTAAAACCGCTGATGTTGAACAAAAGCTCATTGAATTCGAAGATGTACCAAAACTTATCCAGCACTTAACCAGAGCAGGGTATGTAGAGTGTATTAGCCGTAGTCATGCCAAACAACACGGCAACACTTACGTACTAACACCACGCGGCGCAGAAATAATTAATTTGTTCGAAACATTAATGGAGGACAACTAACATGCAACTAGGTATGCAACGACGCCAGTGGCTTTTGCAAAAACTAGCAGAGACCCTGGGCCCCGATATTTTTGAAGATTTCAACACACAAGCGCAAGAACTGTTTGATGAAATCATCGAAAAACGTATCGAATTAAAACGTGAACTTAACACGAAAGTGCCATTTTTTTCGCAGTATAGCGATAACACTTTCTATACCTATGGCAGCCACTTCATCAAAAAAGAGAACCAGACAAACGAGTCTAGATTCACCCCAGAACCACTTTCTGATTGTAAAATTCTCTCTTCGCTAAATGCTACAAAAACAAGCGATGCGCCCAGATTAACAATCCCAGTTTTGTATCCGCAGATTCTCAGTCGTTATGGAACTCGGTTCGAAAAACCAATTGATTTAACCGAAGACTATGAAGACTTAGACTTAATCGCGATGAGCAAAATGGTAAGCAACCACATTACTGGCCATGCGACTTCTCGTTTTATCATTCACCCGTTTAAACAAGACATATACGAGATAAGAAAACAGGCGGGCCTTCCGCATCAATTCACAACCGGTTTAGTTTATGACCCAACAGGTGAAATAAAACAAGGGATCGAAGATCTCAAAATAACACGGGAACAAAACCAGCGCGAATATTACAAAATGCTCATTCAAGTTCATAATTTCCTGGTAACGGCTACAACCTTAGACCAGGTCATTGAATCTTGGCCATCACTAAAATTGGTTATTCCGCAAGAATGGTTCCAAGAAGCACAAGACCGTAAGCAGAAAGCGGAAGAAAAACGCAAGCAGAAGCTTATTAATGAGCAATTAGCAGAAGCACGCAAAGAAGTCGCAGGTGAGCGGCAAGAACTAGGCGCTGGACTAGACAAGGAAATTGGTCGACAATTATATGCCAAACGACTAGTTGGAGAAATCTAATGCGAGTACTCTATGGCATCACAGTAGAAGACGAACGCCGGCTCGCCGACGAAGTTAAAACCTTTCGCGAATCGCGAGACGTATCGCAACACGAAATGGCTATTTTACTTGATGTCTCCCGAGCAACTTACAATCGTAAAGAGCGCGGGGAAACCCCATTCCACTTCCTTGAACTTTATGTAATGGCCCGAACTTTTGGTGTTAGACTGTCAACTATCGCACCATCATTCGTATCATAAGGCTAACTATGCAAACCCTTGATGTAACCATAGATTTAGAAACGTATTTCGACGCTCAGTATTCATTGACCAAAAAAACCATCACAACGATGGATTATGTGCGTGACCCACGGTTTGAATTACAGGGCATGTCGATAAAAATTGGTGGGAGCCGGACGCGGTATTATGACACTACGGAAGCGATACAAAAACAAATCGCTAATCTAAAAAAGTTACAAAAAACTCATAAAATTAATTTGATTGGGCAAAATACCAAGTTCGATGCGCTGGTATTAAATGAGCGTTTGGGTTTTACTCCGGATTATTATTCCGACACCCAAGCCATGTCCAAAGGCTTATGGCCGCATTATCCATCTAATCTTGAGGCCATTGCCAAACGTCTATGGCCAAATGACAAAGAAAAACACAAGCTAGACGGCCTAACAGCAGTAAAAGGCGTACGCCGTGAAGACTTCACCAGAGCCATGCGCCACAAACTAGGCGTATACTGCGTACGTGATAGCGATATTACCTATCAAGCTTTCAAAATCATGAAGCAGTGGATGCCGCAGTCTGAGCTTGATGTTATCAACATGACCGTGCGCATGTTTGTCGAACCACAATTTGTGCTAGACACCCGATTGATGCAACAGGTTATTGAGCAAGCAAAAACTGAAGAATCAGTTGCCGTTAAAATGATGCAAGAAGCCCACCCGGATTACCCGGTCACTCGGCAGACATTCACTAGCAACCAACAATTCGTTAATTTTTTAAAATATCTTGGTATAAACGACTCCGAAATACCAACCAAAATATCCCCCCGCACTGGTAAAGTGACGCCCGCGCTTGGCAAAAACGATGTGCCGTTCATTAAATTTAAAAATGACAATATCCATCTTGCCAAAATATTCCAGACCCGTGAATTTCTCAAAAGCTCTATCTCACGCACCCGCGCGCAGAAACTCATTCAAGCGGTTGAGCATCACCCAGAGAAAAAACTTTGTGTGCCCTTGGCCTATTACCAAGCACACACCGGGCGCTATGGAGGCAACGAAGGGCTGAACTTACAAAACTTGCAACGCAAAAGCCACCATCGACTTGCGCTTACAGCACCGGAAGGCTCATTCGTTTATGTAATCGACTCGTCTAATATCGAAGCCCGTATGCTCGCCTGGTTTGCTAATGAACATGGGCTCCTTGACCAGTTTCGTAACAAAGAAGATGTATACTCAACCCTCGCCAGTAAGATTTACGATATTGAAGTCACTAAACAAACACACCCAGGCGAACGCGGCGTAGGCAAAGTCGCCTGTATTGCCGAAGGCCAACGAGTGTTGACCGACAAAGGGCTGGTACCTATTGAAAAAGTTACTACTGGACATAAGGTATGGGATGGGCTAGGCTTCGTGAGCCACCACGGCGTAGTAGACCAAGGCGTAAAAGAGGTTATTACCTATGACGGACTCACAGCAACACCCGACCATATTGTATTCACCACCGAAGGACGCCAGATTCCGTTCGGGGAAATCGCATCCTCGATGGGCTGGCTCGCAGTTACCGGATATGGTAGGCACCCAATTCGGTTTAGTGAAGATCATATCTGCGCAAGTCAAACGCAAAAACGGCAGCCGAAAACTGAAATGCCAATGCACATCCTGTGGGGTTGTAAAATGGATAAACATAAACAACCTAACAAGTGGGAAGACCAATGGCTGCCAAAGTTGTTCACAAACACTATCCAAACATTCGACAATCCTTGGTCGCCGGTACGATGCTATAGTAGCCAGAGTGAGCAGGGAAACCAGCCCATCGTACCCCAACTACGGGGGGCGTGGGATAGAGAATCGGTTCAAGAGCAGAAAAGATTTCATACTCTATGTGGAAAAACATTTACCGCATCAAAACTACAAAGGAATGGAAATCGACCGGATAAACAACAACGGCCATTACGAACCGGGGAACTTACGACTTGTTGCGCGTCGGGTGAATACAAACAACCGCAGGTGTACCCAAACGATGCTTTTTCAAGGCAAAATGGTACCGATTACCGAGCTACCTACTCCATATTCATACAACCCGCTGTGGCGAATGGCGGAAGACGGCTTGACTTGGGAACAAATGATAAACCGGGCAATATTAGCAGTAGTCCAAAAGCGCAAAAACTGGCAAAAAATCAAACAACGGCTAGAGTCTATGACATCCTTAATGCAGGTCCACGGCATCGTTTTACCGTGGAAGGGAAGTTAGTACATAACTGCCTTGGGCTTGGCTACCAGATGGGCGCACCGAAATTTTTCGATACATTACGTTCGGGACCAATGGGTATGGACCCCATCGACTGTGACTTCAACTTCGCTGAGCGGGTTGTCAAAACATTCCGTAACACTTACCCCAACATTGTACGTTCTTGGAAAACCGGCCAACATGTCATCACTAAAATGACCCGCGGTGGTATGGAAGAGCCTTGGGGCCCACTCATGATTTATGAACGCGCATTGATGTTACCAAACGGGATGTGCCTGCATTATCCAGAGCTGTCAGTCACAGAAATCGAAACCGTCACTGGGGTTAATTACGAATATAATTATAAGACCTACGATTTTAAGTCCAAAAAGTTCGTAGACAGAAAAATCTATGGGGGTAAACTCATAGAGAACATCGTCCAAGCATTAGCCCGAATTGTAATTATTGACCAAATGCTCAGGATTGATGCTATGCTAAAAGAATACGGCGGTCGTGTTGTCCTCCAAGTGCATGACGAAATCATCGCAATTGCTCCAAAAGAGAAAGCCGATGAAATCTTTGCTAAGATGACCGCTATAATGTCAACTCCACCAGCATGGTGCCACGACCTCCCGCTTGATTCAGAAGGCGGCTTCGACACCTGCTATAGTAAATAGGATTTTTTATATGGCACTCGTCCTTGGCGTAAAACACGGTCAGGAAATCACACTGACCACCCCTGACGGTACAAAAACAACCATCATTTTCAAACGTGTTGGTAATAAACAAAAAACTAACCGCCTTGTTATTGAAGCCCCAAAGTCTGTTGCTATCAATCGAACTAAGCGCTAATAACTATGATTGACATCACCTTTCTAAAATCAGCGGAAAATATACCGTTGCGTAAGACCTACTCTCCAGATGGGGACAAGGCTTACCCTAACGTCGCCAGTTTTACCTCTGAAACCGTGCAAATCCAACCCACGGCAGGGGGATTGCAGGCATTTTATAAACACCTTGAGGATTACGGCTCTCGAGGATGGGCCATGCTCAAAGGTAAAGCCAAATACGATATTAAAAAGCAAACGCGCAAAGGGCTTACCGATAAATTCGAACAAACACAGCATATCGTTCTTGATATTGATGGGTTTGAACTCGACGGCTATGACCCAACCCATAACACGCCAATCACTCAAGATTTTGTAAAAAACGTAGCCGAACAAATCATTAACTTATTACCAAAAGCGTTTAAACATGTTTCTTACATTGTTGGCGTTAGCTCTAGTTTCGGGCGCAAACCAACGATTAATTTACATTTTCACTTTTTATTAACAAAACCAATCAGTCCAGCGGCACTTGCCGATTGGTTTAAAGCACTGAACTTTGCGTTGCCTGCTGTCGAAAACCAATTACAATTATCGGCGTCAAAGAAATTTCTTAAGTACATCATTGACCCTGTCGTAGCACGAAACGGGCAGATTATTTATATCGCCCCACCTGAATACGACCGCACACCAGACCCGGTATTACCTGATGCGCGTTTGGTCTTAGTGGAAAAACAATTCCCGACCATCGAACTCGGCCCTCTTGTAGCAGAAGCCGACCCTGAAGTAGTGCGTGAAGCAACAAATAATAAAATCCGCAAGCTGTATAAAAAACTGGGCTTTCGTTACAAAGCACCTAAATATGTCACCATCCAATCAGCCGGCGCCAGTGAGCAAGTGCTGAGCAACCCAGGCAGGATGCGGATTGAATATGCTTACACCGATGGTAAATACGCCAGGTTTAATATCAACAACGGCGACTCTAACGCTTACTGGATTTATCTCGATAATCCACGCATTATGTATTCGTTCAAAGGCGACGACCCGTTTGATTTTTCAGTAGCCGCTCCTGACACTTATCAGTGGGTACTCGAAAATCTATGTGGCCACAAAGCCGTACCGAGTATCTACGAATACACGGTAGTGCATGATATTGACCGAGATACTTATGCAAAAGTTATTTACAACAAAAACACCAATCAGTTAGTCGACTTTTTCACATCGAAAAAAGACTCACTCGACGACTGGATGAAGTCCCATAACAAACTTATGCCGGACCCAATCGAACCGTTTAAGATTGACTTCGACCCTAAAGGTTCAGCAATCCAAGTTGATATAGCTAATCGTTATATAAACCGGTTCACTCCATCACGTTACTTAAGTGCACCGCCGACATTTGACCCGGCTGTAGAGTTCCAAAACCCATTGGAATACGGCTATGCCTATCAGTTGCACCAAAAGTGCCCGTTTATTTATAACATCATCAATCATATGATTGGTGGCGAACCAGTGACATTCGAACACTTTATTAACTGGCTAGCCTTTGTTGTTAAAGAACGCGAAAAAGCACAGACCGCTTGGCTAATTCAAGGCACCACCGGCACAGGTAAGGGGCTATTTTTCAAGAAAATCATGCACCCGTTACTAACCGAAGGCTCAAGCCCTGACTTAGTTCTTATGAAACGTATGGTTGACCTTGACGACCAATTCAACGGATATATGGAATCGTGCTTGTTTATGATGGTCGATGAATTTCGTATGGGTGATTCAAAGAAAACCCAAGCCATCGAAAACATGCTCAAAAACCAAATCACTGAGCCACTCGGAACAATCCGCGGCATGCGCCAAAACCCCGTGCAACGCCGGCTCTATACAAACTTTATCTTCTCAACCAATGACAATGATTCTTTGATTATTGCCAGCAACGACCGACGTTATAACGTAGCTGAGCGTCAAAACGTAAAACTGGCTGTGGCATTTCCTAATATTGACGATAAAAACGCCGATGGAAAAATTGAAGCTGAACTTGCCGACTTCGCCACGTTTTTGAAGTTATTCAAATACGACATCAAAGCCGTGCGCCGCCCGTTAGAAAACCGGGCCAAACAACGAATGCGCGAAGCCAGTGCCGATATCCTCAGCCTGTTTATCAGTCACTTGGAAAACGGCGACCTTGTTCACTTCACTGATGTGCTGTATGACCAACCGAAATCAGCCATTGAAGAAAAACTATATGAATCGGTCAAACGAACCATTATTAAATGGGTGGCTTACGCCAATAACCGGTCAGTGTTTGCCGACCGTAATGAACTCCGCCATGTGCTTGAGTATTTCAGTAACCGTGAAATTCCGAGGAACCGATTCTCAAAAATCATGGCCGGTAGCCGCTTCCCAGAAGAACGCGTGAAAATGCAATCCAAAATTGCCCGCGGCTTCCATTTTGATTTTATCATGGACCAAGAAGAACGAGCGCTTATCCTAAGTCGTATGGCGTCCGAAACTGAACGGGAGCTATTCGCCCGTGATGGTATTGACCTTTCTGATTTAGAAGACGTAGCCCATCGTGCGCAATCTGTACGGTTTACGCCGCCACAGCAATTGATTGACCGAGTAACCGAAGCAACAAAAGAAATCAAAAAGGCACCTAGCGATGACTGAGTTTAACCCGCCGAAAGGCATGGGCTTTCAGCCCGGTAAAAAAGTTGATGTAACTACGGTCAAACGAGAAACCGGCAAAGTAAAATACTGGGCGTTCACATCACTGATGAACTTCGAAGAGTGCCCGTACCGGATTTATTTAAAGTCAATCCGCAAAGTACAAGGCGAACAATCCGACGCCGCTAATCGAGGTAATGAAATCCATGACCTCGCCGAACAGTATGTGCGCAACCCCAATGGCCCAATTCCTAAAGAACTGGCTAAATTCGAAGATGACTTTGCCGTACTCGTTGAAGCATTCAAAGAAGGTAAAGTCGAACTCGAAGAAAAATGGGGTATCACCCAATCATGGGAACAATGCACTTGGGAGCAGTATGATATTCTCTGGGGGCGTATCAAACTCGATGCGTTTCACCGTGAAACAGAAACGTTCGCCCGCTGTATTGACTACAAAACCGGTAAGAAATTCGGTAATGAACTAAAGCATGGACTCCAAGGCATGGTGTACATGATTGCCGCTTTCGCCCGTTATCCAGAACTAGAAACCATCAAAGTAGAATTCTGGTATCTCGATAAAGGTGAGCGCCTTGAGCGGGTCTTTACTCGTAGCCAGGCAGAAGTATTGAAGCAACGTATCCATAACCGAGCGTTAGCGATGACTACAGCACACCACTTCCCACCAAACCCGTCTAAATCAACGTGTAAATATTGTTCATATAGAGAGGTTTGTGAATATGTCGAAAAATAATAAGCAGAAGACCCCATTCGATTACCACCAACGACTACGGTTCGCGATGGAATCAGCACTCGAGTCCACACTGGAAGGCGAATTTTTTAATTCAGCCCGACTAAAAGATGTGGACGAAGCAATTATGGAAATCATGCTATTCGTCGGAATTCAACAAGGAGAGTAGTATGACTAAAGCTTTACCCCCTTGCTACCAACACCAAGAAGACACCGCGAACTTTTGGGCGCATCAATCTAAAATCATCGCCAACTTCTCTGACGCGGGCACAGGCAAAACGCGGGCGACACTCGAAGGCTATATACGGCGACCCAACCGCAAGCGTATGTTGGTTGTCGGAGCCCTTTCGATTCTTGAACCGGCTTGGTATCAAGATATCCTGAAATGGACACCTAACTTACGTGCCAGTATTGCTTATGCAGGTAAGCGCGAAGAAGCGTTCAACGCAGACACCGACATCGTAATTATTAATCATGATGGCGTAAATTGGATTAAAAAAGAATTAGAGAAAAATCCAAATTTTCTAGATGACTTCGATACCTTAGTGGTTGATGAATCAACAGCGTTTAAAAACCGAACCGCAGGTCGGACCAAAGCGATATTTAAAATAGCTCCACATTTTGAATACAAGGCTATCTTGACCGGTACACCTAACCCAAATGGACTAGATGATTTGTGGTCCCAGATTTATATCCTTGACCAAGGCGATCGCTTAACGCCGAACTTCTTCCATTACCGCAACTCAGTGCAAACACCAAAACAAGTGGGGCCTGACCCGCGTATGGTGAAATGGGTAGATAAACCCCATGCTCGAGACACCGTAGCAGCGGCACTTGCTGATATTACAATCCGCTACAACCTGGAAGAATGCATCGACATGCCAGAGTGCATAACCAAAGACATTGTGGTGAAGCTCCCGAAAAAAGTCATGGATACTTACCACGACCTGCAACTCGAAATGCAAACGCTACTCGATTCCGGCGTAGTTATTTCCGCAGTGCACGCAGGCGCATTGTTGCAAAAACTTCAACAAATCACCACTGGCTGTGTTTATGCTAACGGCAACATGGAACCGATTTATGACGAGCGCTATGAACTTGTGCTCGACTTAGTCCAAGAAGTAAATCAATCACTCGTAGCCTTTAACTACAAACACGAAGTTGAAGGCCTTAAGCGTGTCGCCGAAAAACGTAAAATCCGCTACGCTGTTATCAACGGCGACACTCCGGTAAACCAGCGTAATAAAATCGTAGCCCAGTACCAAGCAAATGAACTTGATGTTATCTTTGCCCATCCACAATCAGCTGGACATGGTCTAACATTAACTGAAGGAACGCGAACCATTTGGGCTTCGCCTACTTACAACGCCGAGCATTATGTGCAGTTAAATCGTCGTTTGTATCGTGCAGGCCAAACAAAACGGACTGAAATCATTCGTATTATTGCACAAGACACCGTGCAAGAACGGATATATAATAAACTTGACGGTAAAACCCAGTCGTTGGACGACACCTTATCGTTGTTGCGTGAATTAGCGCAAAAATAATCCACCAATAAAAGGACCATCACCATGGAAACTTTACTTAAAGACCTACTAAAAGCTGTTCGTCAGCATGAAAACAAAGCCGAACAATCAGCTGAATTACTAACCCAAGTAAATGAGCTGAGCCAAGAACTAATCGACTTAATCAGCGGCAACCAACAACCTACCGCTGAACGAGACGAAGCCACTGTAGCATTAGAGCGCAAAAAAGCTTCTCATAAGCTTGAGCGTTTAAACAGCTACGAACACAACAATGAGTTGTATCTGTTAGCCGACCGTGCAATCAACGAATTGTCACGCTTACAGGCAACTCTAAATGTCCAGTTTGAATCAGACACCGACGACACCGAGCAGTGCGAGGCGGAGGAAGAGGCTGTAGGGGCGGCATAATGAGCGACTCTTACAAACTCGACATGGAAAAACTGATCGCGGACCTGTGCGAAGCACAGGACGCATATCGGGAAGCGCATAAAAAAGCCGAGGAACTTAAGCGGATTTTTAATGCGCAACAGGAGGCGGTTCTGCATGTATTGGCAGAAACCAATAACCTCCAAGCAAAAGCCGCTAATCTTGCGACAGTGACAGCAGTTACCCGCCAAGTGCCTAACGCAATTGACTGGGATTCTGTTAATCGTTTTGTGCTCGATAATGAAGCGACTTACTTGTTCCAACGACGTCTTAACGCGTCTGCGGTACAAGAACTAGTAGCCCAGGGTATTGAATTACCTGGCGTTGAACTAGTTGACAAAACGACTTTGTCAATTAAGCGGTTATAACCACATAACCACAGTAATCACAGTAAAAAAGGAAATCAATCATGGCAAACAGCACTATGCCAGCAACAATCGCTACCGGTTCTACTTTACCAGCCCATTTGCAGTTGGGCTCGAACGCAGGTAACGAAAACGTTTCTACTTCAGACCTTCAAATCCCACGCTTAAAGCTGTTGCAAAAAATCAGCCCAGAGCTGGAAGAAGGGCATGAGAAATTCGTCAAGGGCGCAAAAGCCGGTCAGTTTTACAACACAGTAACAGGCAAAACCACTGAAGAATTGTATGTAATTAACATGCACTTCGCACGTGGCTACTCTGTGTTCAAAAAACGCGCGAACGGTGGCGGCTTCTTCGGTGAATTTGAAAGCGAAGCGGAAGCAACAGAAGCAATGGTCGAAGCGAATGAAGACCCATCGCAATTCGATATTGCAGAAAACCACCGCCACATGTTACTTTTGTTAGATGCTGACGGTAACGTCGACATGCCAGCGTTGATGGATTTTACCTCAACTAAAATCCGTACATCAAAAGCATGGAACTCAGATATCCAGGTCAATGCCGCAGGTAATTCGCCACGTTTCGGTCTTGTGTATCGCTTACACAGCGTCAAACAGTCGAATGCCAAAGGTTCTTGGCATGGTGTAGGCTACGAGTTCGCCGGGTTTGCCAGCGAAGAGTTATTCGCGCAAGCAAAAGAGCAGTACGAAAAGCTCGTAGGCGCTTAATCTGAGTAGTTTTGCCCTCTCATAGAGAGGGCTTTTTAGAGCACTCTTTCTGGAACTTGTGCTAACGTGCCTCTGTTACACAAACCCCGCTCCCAGTTAGAGTGCTCTAAAAATGCTTAGCCATAAAAGGCACCGCCGACAGGGTTTACTTGCGAGCCCTACTCCTTATCGTAGGTTTGGTCAACTGCGGGCGGAAATCGACCACGTCAGAAAGTAGTTGTTGGTTACCTCGTCCAACAGACAGTGCAACGAGTAGCGTCATAAGGTTTCCACATGTCTCACACGAGCCAGAGGCCTCTTGCTGGTGCCGCGAACAAGAGGAAACTTCCACAATTATTAGGATTAAAACCATGCAAACTGAACAAACCCAAATCCACCAATTTACTGACGAGCAATTGCAAGAGCATGACGCCGGTGTATTGCTAAATTTCATCGCTAACTTTTCGATGGAATGTTTAACCCAAGCAACCAAGCGTGACCATGTGTCAAAGACAATTAAATTGTCTGAAGAGCTGTTTTCATTCGCCACTGGCGAACGATTGCCTAATGAAATCCGCTCTGCCATGGCTTCGCATTTAGACAGGTTCGCAGAATGATTGAGTCAGAATATACTCGGCAATTTAATAAACGGCTCCCGGCCTTTATCAAGTCGTGGAAGATAAACGACAACTACCAAGGCGGGGTGCCGGATGCCTATTACTTTGTGCCGCATGCCCATGTCGAGTGGGAAGACAAATCGTACAAAGTAAAACCCGTTTCCATTTTCTGTGAGTTTAAGTATCTAGCCAAACTCCCGGTCAAACCAACCACGGTAATTAAACCTGACCTGAGCAAATTGCAAGTGGCTTGGCTTACTGACATTCGCAACTGCAAAGCGCTATCTGGTTTTGTTATTTTGGCGAGTGGCAACAAAGGCGTGTTGTTGACTTTACAGCAAGCACTCGACGGTATTACTACCGAATATTTTTTAACCTACGCACTTCCGTACCAAGACCTCGCCGATAAACTGGCTAAGGAATTTTTAGATGAACCACATTTCGATTGACCTTGAGACTTTTTCCACCGGACCGTACTCACTAATCACTTCAATTGGTATGGTCAAATTCGACCCCTACACAGGTGAAAAACTTGGTGAATTTTTCACGCATATTGATATTAACGACCAGATTCAGCGCGGACTCCGTATGGACCCAAATACAGTTGTTTGGTGGCTTCAGCAATCTGACGAAGCGCGTAAGAAATTATGCGAACCATACGATAAAACGAAGCTAATTCGACCTATCGCACTTAGCGCAGTCGCCGCTTGTGAGGCAGTAAACCAGTTTCTGAACAAAAACGACCAAGTCGCGATTAAAAATCACACTATTGTCTGGGGCAATGGGCCAGGATTCGATTGCAATATCCTTCGTGACTTATTCAAAGTCGTCGGCATCGAACCCCAGTGGAACTATTGGAACGAACGTTGTGTACGAACGGCAGTTGACCTCGCCGGTATCGACAAAAAGAAAATGAAGCGCGAGGGTGTCCACCATAATGCAATCGACGATGCTATGTTCCAAGCGCAATTGGTTGCTGAAGCATTCAAGGTACTCAAAGTATGACATCCATAGGCACCGGCCGTAATTCCATATATTGGATGACCAACTTGCTCCTGGCCGACGCGCTCGCGCGGAGGCTAGGTAATTCTCGCCACGCGGCAATCAACAGGTGCGCTCGTCGAGGGCGGGACGACGCCAAGGACCCTTGGCTCGCCGATACATTAAAAGAACTAATCGGCAAAGACCCGCACATGATGTTGCTCGCTGTTCATAATATGCAAAATTCACTTATCGAAAGCCGAATGCTAAGAGCGGATGCTTTTTATGAAATATCAAAAGACGGAAAAAGACCCCTTGGGATTACTCGAGTTCATAGCGCATTACCCAATCAAAGTCATTCCACTCGAACTGTATTGCAAAATATTCAGCGACACTCGTGAAGCCATCATGAAACGCCTTACCCGCAAAACATGGGTAATGGGTGTGCATGTAAAAAAGCCGAAAGGCCAAAACAAGCTTTGGGTTGATTTACAAGAAATTGAAAACTGGGTGCGTGACACCCAACAACAGAGGAAAAAAGAAAATGGCACAAGTTCCAATTGAACGTTATAAAAACTTTTTTAGCCAGTTAAACGACGAGGGCTTTTCGTCTCAAGAAATCTTCAATTCACTTATGGCTATATCACTCCGTGTAGTAACCGATTTAGCCAACTCGAATGTGCTCGACACTGACTCCGACAATCGAGCACGGGCCACTATTTCATTTAGTAGCCCGGAAGGAGAACCGCCAACGAATATCGTCTTTAATTTAGGAAAGGAATATTATCCTTCGCAAGAAGACCAATAACCCCTATGGGGTAAATATAGCGCATCAGAATACTGTCAATTTTCTCTTTCAAAGTACGGTGTTCTGTTGCGTTGTTTTCAATTCTATTTTCTAGCGCTTCAATCTTAGAATCAATTTTGGACTGGTATACTTTCTCTTCATGCTCACAGTCCGCAACGCGGTGTTGTAACGCAACAAACTGAGCAGTAACCGTCTCTCGAAATGCCTCAAGCGCCTTTACGCGTTCCATAAACATATCCTCGAACCGCTTAAACTGTTCTTGGTTTCTCGCCATTGATATATTCAGAGTCGTTTGGCTCTCGACTAACTTCTCAATTGCATTATTCACATCACGCCGCCATTCCCGGCTTTCCGCCGCTTGTGCCTGTAACGTCTCATGTACAATCTCTTTAATATGCACGGTTTCTAGTTTTGGTTCATTCATTGCCCACCGGACTCCAAGTCGTTAATTTTTTACAGTTGCGCACATCTACATGAGTCCATGTTGGTGTGCCTAACTCTAAGAACGTTAGATATTTAAACTTATGGTGGTGGTCTAGGAGGTAGGCTTGAACTTCTGGCGCACTCACGTTTTTGAATTTCAAATCCGCGGCACGACCAAGCGAGTGTTGAGAGTACGGAGAATAGTATTTACTTTCTATTGTCCGAAACCCTGATTCCTTAAACTCGCCGCCCCAGGCCCAATCATTAATTGTGCAGGCGCCGAACTCTTCACGAAGTTCATCGACTAATATTAATAATCGGTTATCCAATAATTCAATCGCTTTTTCACCACGGTCTGCATAAACGTGGGGTGGGACTAACTCTTGAACTGAAAAATGCCTTAGGATGTAAATCATTAGTTGGTATCCTTTACAGATTGCGGGTCGCAAATCGCCTGGTGCCGAGCGTTCGCTTCGACAATCTGACGTTTTGTTTCAGCCGACAAAACTTCTATTTCCCAGCTCGCCAACTTAATCATGCGCGTATAACACTTAATCGCGGGTGTGCTTCCGCAACTCTGCGTCAATAGCATCATCATTAAGATTGTCGACACGGTTAACAGCTTCTTGTACATGCTTATCCGCCTCTGCATTTCGCTCATGTTGGTCGTTCTCTGCGGCTTCTTTACCAGACTTACGCCCAGTAAAGAAAGCCATAAGTAAAACGCCAACCGCGGCAAAAAAAGATACCAACCATTTCATTACTATGCCTTGTCACGGGGTTGGATTTTCTTACCGCCCGCGCCAGTCGTTTCCACTTTTTGATTAGCAAAGAACATACCTTTGATTTTCAAAAGAAACGAATGGATTTTGGCCAATACTTGGTTGTCTTTGTCTGTTTCAGTCCACTTTGCGAAATACTGCAAAGCACCAACCACAGCTAACAAACCAATAACAATTGAGCCGATTGAGGTCATCAAAGAATCAGGTTCCATAACTATTTACCTTTTTTCTTTGCCGGTTTCGTTTCCTCTGTATCTTCCGGCGGATTGTACGAAAGTAAAGATAGCATCTGCCCTAAAGTCAATTCAGGGTCTTCCGCATCTTTACCAATTTTTTGCTTAACGACATCAACGATTTCACTTACCATACGTTGGTAGTGGTCACGTTCTGCCTGTAAATCAAAACAACGAATTTTTAGGTTGTTAATTACTTGTTGGTGGTCATTCATAACAGTCCTTACGATAAATACGAAGTTGAAAAATCTGCTTCACAGACAGTAATCAAATCTTCCGTCGGTTCACTATTTAAAGTGATATTAATCTGCGCATGACCTTCTGGAGTAACAAACTCAATAGGCCGAGCGCCATTGTCTTTTGCTGTCTGGCTTGTCCAGTATAGTACACCATAACTAATTCGAACAGAAGAATGTTCGCTACTAGCATACTGCCCAGTGCCTAAGTCCAAATTCACGCCTTGTTGTGAACTGCTCGTCATATTAGCATAGTTAATAGCAAACACAGGGTCGGTGTGAGTTACACCATATCCGTCTATAAAATCACCAGTAAAATTAATCATAGAACTATCCTCTTATGGTCCAAAGAACCTAAACGCGTAATGGGCGTCAGCGATGACTTGATAAGCAGTGTTCAGAGTGCTCCGTGCATAAATCCTAACATATCCTTTATAAGTACGTTCGGAGTTAGACGGGCATGTAACAGACAAAGTTACCCCTGAATTTGTCACCCAAGTGTTGTTAGTATTACTCATACTAACCCCGGTGTAAATATTATTCCCAGCGTTCGCTGGGTCTTGATATAAAACATATTTATACTGCATGGCCGTAAATGCGATATTTCCGTAGCCAAGTATAGGGTCTTGGCTTTGCCCTCGGTTAAAGGCCCAAGACAACATGCCGGTTCTGGAACTTCCTACTGTCGATATAGAATATGTCTGCGGCGATGGTGGTTTGGAATAAAACAAAGAATGGTACGCCCCGTAAAATTGACTAATCCTAAGTGAGGAGCCGTTGGTCGATATACTTGAATTTTGTGACAAAGGCGGGACTAATGGCCCGCCTCGGTAATAAGCACCAAGGTTTTGTGGTACTGACACATAAACTTCATCCCCGCCAAAATGGTCAATAATATCTGATAGTGCGATTGTACCACTTGTGATACCTAATGGAATCAATTCACCAGAACCAGGGTTAGCCATTGTTGTAACAACAACTGAATCAGAAACTCCGCCACATGATACTGTACAAGTTTTAGAAGAACTGTATGCATTATTCGATAACACTTGTACATCAATGTTGTCGTTGTTGTATGCAGTAAAACTCGTCGCCCAACTCCCACCGTTACGACGTATCTGTCCATTACTAGATGACATTGTCACACCAGTGTTAATACCTGTTAGTTTAAAACTACCTGCAAATACCCATGTATTTAGCGGAACACCTGAAATGTTTGGACCAATATTAAATTGGTCTGGTGTTGTATCAGTAGAACTGTTAATTGTTATACTTAGAAGCTGAGTAGTTCCATAACCAGCGTAAAGCGCAGGTTTATACTGGTTAGTTAAAGTACCTAAAGGAGCGTTAGTCTTTATATAGCGAGTTCCGGAAGCACCAGGGGCTAGGGTCAAATTAGACGTACTAGTAAAATATGTGCTATTGAAGCCGGATACTGTTGCTGATGCAGAAGAGTTTGATGCACAAACAAAAGTTATTGAGTCCCCTTGCGCCACAGTAAGTGACGTAGGGGAAATAATTGTCGCATTCATATTTGAACGACCGATAACTGATACCGTATGATTAGCCATTCAACCGCTCCTTAATTTCATCAACTTGGTCTTTCAAGTCTTTGATTGCCTCAATCAATAAACCAAGCATCGCAGAATTTGAAACCTGCTTCAATCCATCTGGCGCCTCATGTACCCCTTCAGGTAATACTTTTTCGAAGTCTTGTGCAATATAACCAGCCTCGCGGCGGTTACTGCCGTCTTTCATGAACGTATATCCGGTTAGTTCGCAAACTTTACTAAGTCCATTTTCAATACGCCCAAGGTCAGATTTAGTTCTTATATCTGATGTGTTTACGTGGTCTTCGGCGTAACATTTACCCTCAACATCTAAATATGCTTTAAGGCCTGCACTTTGGGTATTTGTCGGCGCTCGTTCAATATGTAAACCGAAAGGCGCGCGGTTTGAATCATATGAGTTAGACCTAATTTGTACGTCTTGATTATCCCCTGTTCTAAACTCAAGCCTTGGTTGACTGCCAGAAGCCTGACTACCGGCCATAGTTTCAATAATCATTCTAGATAAACCAGACGCTTTTGCATGGATATACCCACATGCTTCTAGTCTAGAACTTAGAAACATACCATCTATGCCTATGGCGGAACATAGCCTATTATTTCTATAGATATAAAGTCCTTCTGAAGCAATTACGTTTACATTAGGGTGTGTCTGTCTAATCCAACTCAAACCATAAGAAGCTGGAGTATAGTTCTGACCGTATCCAGTACCTTGCCATGCTGCACCAATAGCCCAAATATTAGCACCCCATGTGCCAGAGCCAGGTGAGCTTTCATTATACCCACCATGTAATCCTCGGCGAACTTCGATACCATCAGCGCTATCAACACGTATTTTTCCTGAACTATAAATACCATTAGTAGGTACAAGGCTTCTATCAGCGTAACTATTGCTTACTAGTAATTCATTAGTATTAATTGGTAAAGCGGCACTCCCATTTAAGAAACTAAATGCTGTCCTACCATTGGAATTAATACTGCTTGCTTCTAAAGCAGCACCACCGACTACAGCGAAACCACCATCTGAAAATATTCTTTTATTAAAATAGAAATAAGGCCTATCTGTATAGATATGTGCATATGATGCATTTGCAGGACCAAAATCTATGTATCCGTTAGTAGTGCTATGCCTTAAACCACCCCAAGTGTTAACTGAAGCATTAGTAATATCAGCCCAAGTATGAGTATGTCCACTCGGCGGGAACGTCGATGGTTTGTTTGTAATATCCGCCCAATCAGTATTAACCGTAACACCATCACTACTTACCACAGTTTCGTTCGCTGTTATCGAAATCACTGAGTTCGATGGATATTGCGATGATAGTGCAGTAACTTCAATAGTATAAGTCGTTGTTCCAGCAGGTGGAGTAAACGTAATCGTATTTTGATAGGCAATCTGCCCACGATAAACACGCGTCGTTCCCGGCTCACCGCCGTTTATATCATACACGGTGCCGGTAACGGTATGCGTTGTTTGACCGTTAGGTAACGTTAAATAAGTAGCACCTGACTTAATACGATAAGTAATCGACGGAGGAGCCACTGTCGAAGGACCGCCGCCATCAATATTAATCACAATCGAGTTTTGTGTGCTACCCGCTGAGGTGAAACTTGGCGAAGCCGTTGACCCAAGTCCTGCGCTAAAGTTACGTGTCGCAGTTACTTGGCCACCGGTAGTGATTGCGTTCGGGTCGCGGCGTACTAAAGTGTTCCAAAGCGCTGGGTCAATGTGATGGTCTTTAATTGTCGCCGATGGCAGACTTAATGCCGCAATTACAGTAAGCGTATCTAAAACAGCGCCGCCACCTGTTAATTTTTCTGCGGTAAGTTTACGAATCCGAGCGTCATCAATAAAGGTCACACCGTTTTCGACAATAAACGGGATGTTACCGGCGCTTGCTGTGCTGTCGTTGTAGCTGTTTAAGAACGCAACACGGTCGGCAGATAAATAAATCTGCGTCCCAGAAGTCGAACCGGCGATTAAACCAATACCCGCAACCCGGCCATCGGCCTGTACTTTCAGCGTAAGTTCCGATGTGATGTTATTAATATCACTAGTATTTGTCGAAATACTTAATTCCGCTGCGGCTACTTTATCAATCAACCCCGTATTCGGGTCATATACAGAGGACTGAAGTTGTGTGATACTCGACGCCTGATTAGACGTTGTTGTATTTAGCGTACTTATTTGTGATTCATGGCTAGCAATCAAGTCGATTTCTGCTTGCAACGCCTGCACAAACTTATCTTTGGTAATTTGTTCAGTCAATTCTTCAAGCAAACGCGATGGGTTATAATCAATAGTTACTAATGTACCCGTAGTAGAACTTATTGGCCCTAATCGCCCGTCTTGTCCTAAATGTCGGACCCAATAAACATAAGTGGCACCCGGCGTTACCAAATCAGAATATTGAGGCGCTGGTGTAACACCAACTTCAGTTGCGTCTGTGAATGCCGCAGGCGTTCCATTTATGTTACCGGAAGCATCAGTTTCCACTCGATAAATAATACTAAGCGCATGGTTTGCAGTTTGGCTGGGTTGGTCCCATCGCAAAAGTGCATATTCCAAGCCGACATCAATTGCCAGTCCAGTAACACCCGGCGGGATTGGTAAACCTGGGCCGTCGTTTATTGTCGATTGCACGAGTTGCTGAACAACTTTCACACCCTCGCCTTGCTGTAAGTCGCGAAAAGTTACCGCCCGGTCAAGTTTATTGCCACGAGAACCTTGGAATACTTCAACAATTTCAGCGATGCTTTCGATTGCACGACGAGTTTGCGCATCAATACCAGCGCCAGCGCGCATAACAGCGGACTTGTGGCGTTTTGTCATTATTCGATTTCCTCAAAAGTCTGCGCCAATGTAATGTCATAAACAATATTAGCAGTATCTATTTGATATTCCCATTCACACGCAAGGAAACCGCTCTGCAAATATTGTGCATATCGACTCGTTATTTGGATGGTTTGAGGATATTCATTGCCAAAAAAATCATACGCAGTAAGCGTCACTGTTACTGGGTAAGCATCCGCTGTTACCTGTATCAGTCCAAAATTAATTTCCTGTGGCAATTTATGCCGACGTGATTTCCACTGAAGCGCTAACCGCGGGGCTTCGGGGTCAACCTTTACTAGTTCAAATTGGCCACTCGATGGAATGTCGCGAAGTAAATATAAACTATCACGTTTTGTGTCTGAATACCCACCGCAAATATCACCCCATTCAACCCACGACCAAGCGTTTTTGCCGCCGCGAATATCGAAGATAAATCCGCCGAGGTTACAAAAGCCGACATAAGAGCCCTCAAAGTAATAGCCTTCGATACTTTCTGGCTCGAGTTCCAGCCATTCATCTTTTGTAAACAACTCTTCGGTAACTACGTTAACTGAAGTGCCGTTGACTACGCACATACCATCTGGTGATGCGTACATAATGGCGCCATCGACATTCACAATCGAGCGCTTTGAAACACAGGCTTGGTTTGAATTAAGCGGCGCGACTGTCATTGATGCTGGCGAATTGCCATAGGCAATATGCGGAGTGCCTGTTGTACCGATAAACAGACCCTCGCCCATTACTGCGATACCAACAATGGTATATTTTTTTATCGCTGTTCGATAGTCGACCGGCCAAGCATGAAATACACCTTGTTCGGAAAAACAAACTTCGTTGGCAGTGACCCCCGCTAAGAAGTTGTTTGGCATTGCCACAAGCGAGTGCAAAGGGCCGCCGATATTTATTGCTGTATTAGTATCGGGGGCTGGGTCCCAAGTAATTGATGGAATTTCTTCCCCCAAATCTTCACTATCGACATTGTCAACGAACGTCGTTGCGCCAAGTGGGGTTTCGCCAACGTATTGAAAAACACCGCCGGTCGTGCCTGAGTTAGTGCGATAGATTCGTTTTTTCGAAGCAGCGCCAAAATTAAAATCGCCGGTTGGTAGCGCAGGAAAAGATAGGCTGACATCCTGATGCTCAGGGTAATACTCCACCGTATTTGATGGTGAACATGGCTGTGACTCTCGCCCCCAGTCATCAACTAATGTATACACATAAGTCGAACGGATTAAATCAAGGTCACTAGTTTCTGCCCCGCCCGGCACAACACCTGTTACTGTTGCTACAACCCCATCCGGTGCAGTGGGTAAATTTAAATCATACCCAGGACCACCTGGGTATGGCGTATTTACGTCAATCATATCGTTGCGTAGTATCTTTGGGTTTGAGATACCATCGACAATAATCAAATACTTGAACGGGTCGTAGGCCAATGGCGCTTCGACAAAGTCAGTGTCGCGTAGCGAAAACAACCAATAAGTATCTTCGTATAAAAATACAGAACCTTTTATCGGGTTGTTTGAAATCAATGGCACATTGGTAGTAGTCAATGTAAGCCCATAAAAAGGCTCAAGTTGACGTCGGTCAAAACGCACATTCGTCGCAATTTGCGCCATAGTTTCTGGCAAATTACGTGGGTGGACTTTAGGTGCCACCCCGCTGAATTCTGTCTGTCGAATGCGCATGATATTTATTCCTTCCAAAAATCATAATTGATTCCAAATATACTACCATTTAATTGATTATGCACTGGAATTCCACGCTTAACCCCCGCCGCGAAACCATCACTTAAGAATGTTTCCGCATGCCCAGCAGTTGGGCCAAGCAAACTAATCACTCCAGAATTACCGCGTTCGGTCGCATCAAACATGCCTTGGACTAAATTCAATGGCCCAAGTCCCCCGGCGCGGTCGAATAATTCATAAGTGTAGCTTATCATATCCTCGTCGTCGGTCGGGTCTTCTTCGAAACCATATTTTATTGTTTCACGTAGACTTAACCCTAATGCAGCCAACGGTAATAAGGATATGGAAGCCAACACAGTGGGGGCGGCGATTTCAAGTGGATTTCCAGTTTCAATTGCTCGAGAACGCATTTCACGATAGATACCACCCATAATATTATGAGCAAACGCCCAGAAGAATGATTTTAATTGCCATACCAATTGGAAGCGCATATCGTTCGCCCATACCGGGCGTTGCCCTGCATCTGGACGCAATACCGATTCCGTTACAAATTGGTCAAGCGCATCAAGCACTTTAACAATTGTTCTTGAATTTGGGTCTTTGGCCGACATGGATACCGGCTCGCCGAGTGATTCCCATAAGGCGACATCTGCGGCTTCAAGACCCAATTCACGTAAATAGCGTTCAGAACGTTTGTCACCGTTGCCTGCTTTGCGTGCATGTTCGCGGATAAAATCTTTACCCATACCCATCGCAACAACTCGCGTCATCCGCGTGAATTGCTCAAGACCAGTAAAGCGGAAAAATGTTTCATTCCATTTTTGAACTTTCGGGTCCATGTACATTTCACCATACTGGCTTTGGATAATCGACACAATCGCGTCATGCTGCGCTAAGCCCATGATACGAGCTTGTTCCGCTAGCGTGTGGTACTGGCTAATATTCTTCAGCATATTTTTTACGTTCTTCGCAAAACTGCTAAAGTCTTTTGTCCGTACTAAGATATTACCGAAATCTGAAATACTAGCCGGTACAGCGAACAACAGCGTTGTGTAGTACTGAAGCGATACTAAATATTGCTGGAACTTCCGAGCCGTCGGGTTCATGTCGAGACCAGAACGACCAAGAATCGCATCCATCGCTTTACGCAATCGACGGCGGTCTTCTGGTTTATCCACAGACTCCATGACTTCTTCAAAGCGGCCCATCGGGTCCCAGAACTTAGGCGCTTCTGGTTTGTTATCCAGAAGTTTGCTTACTACATTTTCAAGAATTTTTATCTTGTTCTTGATGCGGCCTTTATCGCCGGCTTTCGCGTTTGCTAATTCTTTCTCTGCTGCTTTTACCGCATCCTTAGCACCCGCCAGGCTTTCTTCCCAGTCAGCTTTTTTCTTCTCGTATTTCTTTTTCAAGTCTTGCACGGTAGCAAAAAACTCTGGGTCAACATGACGGCCCTCAGCGCGGTCATTCATTAGTTTGTTGAATAACACATCAATAGCGCGGTAACCACCCATGCGTGATTCAAGCTCAGCACGTTTGGTGCCTTGTTTGATGTACTTGAACAAACGCGCGCTAGGTGCTTCCATAAACTGTTCAAGCTCACTATCTGGAATATCACGCAGCATCCGGCTATATTTCTGTGCCAATCCTACGGTTTGGATATTCGAGACAGCGAACGTGTGGTCAGCGTCCATACCATCGTTTTCAACAACATGTTTATAGAACGCTTCAATATATTTATCCGCTTGTGCTTGAGTCAGTGGATTACCGTTTTTATCCTTTAGATATTTACGAATCAAATCGGTAAATTCTGCTTTGCCCTCAGCCGACATCAACGTGTCCATTTTAAATACACGTGGTAAACGATACCCTGGTGTATTGCCCAAGCGCCCGCCCATACGAGAATTTAAATACGCCCAGAATTCGTCCATTTGTTTTTTAAACTCTGGATGAATTGTTTTTGGGTTAACTACATTGTCGACTAACCAAGCGTCCCAAGTTTTTGGGTCTTTCGGCAACAGTGAACTGAACACGTGTGTCCAACGTGCGCCCCAATGCTCTTTCGCATCTAAATAGCCTTGTTTGGCTGAGCGCTCTTCGCCGAGTTTTTCCCGCTTCACATAAGTCCAAGCCCGCGGCCCTTTGGTTTTTTCAAAACTTGGTGCTTTACTACCCGCCGGAATAGCACGCTCGGCTTTGAAGAAGTTGCCGTTGTGATAAACAATGTCGCCTTTGCCGTATGAATTTTTCGAGTTCCATACGCGTTTGATGGGGCGGTGCAAAACCTGGACGCTGGCGTCGTTAGATTGCGAACGTGTTTTTATTTGATTCGCAAACTCATCGCCAACCAGGTTACGGAATTCAGTGTCAGTAAACCCGCCATAAGTATTAATGGTTTCGAAAAACTTAAACTTACCGTTACGGCGTTTTAACCGATGCGCTTGTACTTTCATTTTACGCACAAGTTTATTGGCATCTGAAGCAAAACCCGCGCCTTGGCCGGTCATATTTTTATGCGTATCATAGCCAAAGTAATGAGGCGCGCGAAACTTATTCTGTGCGATTACTGTACGCATGAACCGATTGAAACGGGCATTGGTGCGGAATCGCTCATTAAGCCCGTCGGTTAATGCATCGAACAATTCACGTAAGCGGGCGACCACACGCTCAAAAACAGGGTATGTTTTTTCCGCAAGACCGCCCGTGTCGGCTCTCTTAGATTTGTTTTCGATAAACTGTTTAAATCTTTCCAGCTCACCCTCTTTTGCGAGGTTAAAGACAGGTACACCTTTGCGGGACGCCATATCTATTGCTTGGCCTGTACCACCCGTTTTTATACTACGCTCGCTTGAAGTAGTTGCACCATCACGAGTCCAAGTCAATACAAAATCGACAGGGCTTTTTAAGTCACGTCCGAAGACTTGGTTAGTATTACGCGCCATTAAATCTAATGCGTATTGCTTTAGGTTTTTGCCGTTTGGGTGTATTTCTCTAGCTATGTTGCGTGTGACTTCCACAGCATCTTTTGCATAAAATATCTGCTTAGAGTTACCCGCGCCAGCTTCAAAGGCTGAATCTGCTCCTTTGGCACCACCCGAATTTAATGTATACCCTTTACCTGCTAAATACTCCGCAATGCTTTTCATTGTTTCGAGTATTTCAGGTGGGGTGTTGCGGGAGCCTATTCCGGCGTAAACCATAGTATTTTGTCCGGCTTCGTATTCTGGAATACTATCAAAATCAGTAATTTTTGTATCCGCCATTTCCTCGTTTTTGGTTTTAGCGGGACCTACTTCTGCACTAGGGGCAACAGTTCCGGTTTCATCCACTATAAATGCGCTCAGCTTATCTGCAAACCATTCTTCGAATTCTGCTTGGCTTAAATCTTGTTTACGCAATTCTTTCATTGCTTCTAAGCGCAAAGCACGAGATTCTGCTTGGCTCACGCTAGCCATGGTACGCGCATAGACATAGTGGCCGATTTCATGACCAAGTGCCATGGCACGATTAAATCGCGCCTGTTGGTTTGGCTTAGCCGAAGCAAACGGACGAAGCATAACTACGCCAAAGTCGCCCATTGGTACATAGGCCGCGTACGCGCCTTTGTTAATCGATTCCTGAGCTTCAAGCAGTAATCGGAACCGGTAGTCTTTATGCACTCGGTTCGCAGGCACACCTAAGATTTTTGCGAACGCCCCGCGGAGTTCCGCCATATCTTTGGCAGATGAAGTCATCACGTAGAAGTTAGAACCACTGCCAAGTACTTTTCGCACTTTGCCCATGATGGCTTTTTCTTCTTGGGTAATAGACGGTGTTGCAATTGTCTTATCCGACTTACCGCCAAAAATTTGTTTCAGTTGTTTGAAACCAACTTCAAGTGTATTCGGAGTACGCTTATTCCCAGGAGCCTTTGAACCAACGCCGATGTCGGATTGGTTCTCATTCGCCTCGTCTATCATGCGTTTTTTGGCTTCGTCTTTTGCTTCGCGAGCAGCCGCCAAGTCGTCAAAATACTGTTGGAAGAAGTTCTCAGGGTTAGTATTTGAACTGAAATATTCAAACACGCCGTCGCGTTCCATCTGCAATAGTTGCTTCGGACTAAGCTGCGCCGCCCATAATTCCATAGGCAACGCCGGGCCCTCGGTGTTTTCAACATATGATAGATAAACATCTTCAACAGGCGAGTAAGCATCAGTTGGGTTATCAATCATGTCGAGTAACATGCGTCGACGCCCTTCGGTCGCTAAATCTAGTCGACTCAATCTACCAGCTTTTACTAATGGTGCTAAACGCTCAGCGACAATCGCTGCCTGGGCTGGGCTATCCTGCGCGGCTTTATGCAGGCGTTTATACATTTGTTCGATTGTTTCTTTAGTTGTGTCAAGCGCTGGTGCAAACTGCCCCATTGGGATTTGGCCTTTCAACCAAGACAGCCATTCGAACGCCTGGCTTACCGCCGAACGTTTCACTTCACCAGTGATATCTACCGCAAATTTATTATTAACCAAGTCCGCATAGGTATAATCACGGTCAGGGGTTTTATAAATCACCGCGCTGTTTTTGTTTAAAAACTTGGCGTTGCCTTTAGCATCTTTGGTGATTTCCGTTGCCCCCATTAACTGCTGGCGTACGATATCTGGGTTAGCAGAGTCTTCAACTAGAAGTTCATATACATAAGGGAACGTATCCAACATACGCTGGCGCAACGAAACTTGTTCGTTGTATGAATCACGATTAGCGTCAAGCAACATAGACAACAACTGATTCAAATTAACATGCGAGACTCCGCCGCGTTTGTTGGTGTAAACAAACAAACCAGAAATTGGCTCGCCTTTGCGGTTAGTTACAATAACCTGGCCCTCGTTGTCATATTCAACTTTTGCTGCTGGTATTGTGCCGCGTGCAGTTTGCCATGCGCGTTTAATTGCTTTACGAAGTGGCAAAGAACCAGCGGCATAATCCGCCGCCGTAAGTCCTTCGCTTTGTGCCTCTAGACGTTCGCTATCGGTTACATCCTCGTCGGCTTCATAATCAATATCGCTGTCCGTTTCTGAGTCTTCTTTTTTATAGCCTTTGGCTTCGTCTGCGGTACGTTTGCTCGAGACAATTTGCTCTCCACGCGTAGCGGCACTTGGCTCGATTACTTCAATAAAATAACCAGTGTCTTCATTACCGACAATTTCGAATTCAGTTAAATTAAACTCAGGTAGGCGGCCTAGCTCCGCAATAGCGGCGTTAGCAGTTTTCGCATCAGGAAACCCTTGTGACATTTTCTCTTCAAACTTGGAATCTTCCAAAGAAAACATGGCATCCTGCGCGGCTTTTGCATCGACATTACCATTTGCGTCATGGAGCAGACCGCGTTTGTTTTCGCTGTTTGATAATTCACGATTGGCGTTCAAAATATTCATACCCAGGTATTTACGCTCTGGGTTTATTGCTTCGCCATCGCTCGCCACATCGTCTGATTTTTCACTAACCGAAATTCGATAGGTTCCATCATCCAATTCAACTGGCTCAAAAATTTTCGATGGGTGAGCAGACGCCAATAGAGGAACAACATTATCCACTTGCTGTTTATTAAATGGCTTAGTTTTTTTAGCATCTTTGCTGGCGCTACGGTAGTTCACTCGATTACCGCCGTCGATAAACAATAAATCAGGGCCAATGAATTCTGGCTCCTGTTGAGTTTCGATTGTCTTCGGCGTGCCGTCTTTGTTAACTCGTTGTGATAATACTTCTTGTGCTGTTTTACGTGAGCGCTCTTTCGCACTTGGTCCGAGTTTACGACGCTTCGCTATTACTTCTTCTGCGGTTTGTTCAGTCCACTCATGCACCACCGGTTCTTGGCCGGTGCGCTCCCGTGCGGCGTTTTGTGCTGAAACTAATTGTTCTGGACCTTCGACAAGCACAGGAGAACCTTGCGCACCGGACTCGTCGACTGGAATAACCATGTGCGTTGGGTTCTCTGGTTTATTATCCACGCCATAGTTTTGCACTGCGCCGAGACCTCGTTCAGAAGCAAGCTGTTTTACTTCATCGACTTTATCTGGCGTAGTGACTAAAGAACCGCCGCGGGCAGATTCATCCTGAACACCTGGAATTGTATCAATACCCACTTCGACCATTTCGCCTGAGTACACAGCTTGTTGTAGTTCAAGCGGGAGTTGTTCTTCAGGTGAACGATAAAAGGCTTTTTGTTTACCGGCTTTCGTTGCTTTAACTGAAACAGAATTTTCTTCTTCGGTTACAGGTAGAGGCTTCTGGTTAGTAGCTAAATATTCGTCCGGTTGTGTAAAACCAGTTTTGCCTTCTAGTTGTTCCGGAGTAAGAACTAAATTAGGCTCAGCATTATGTTGCTGATTGCCAGCTAAGTATGGGTCTGGTTCTCTAAAACCGGTCTCGCCTTCCAACTGTTCCGGAGTAAGAACTAAATTAGGTTCGGCGTTTCGCTGGTTCCCTGCCAAATATGGGTCAGGTTGTTCAAACCCACTAGTAGGCGTGGGTTCGGGTTGTAGGGGTGTGTCAACGGCTTCAGTAGAGTCGGCCACACCTGGTTCTGCGATATTTTCTTCATCGCTATATTCAAAGACAGGTTCTTCCGCGAAGCTTGTATCCGTAGCATCAGTTTTGTTTTTGAGATTTTCTTTAATAGCTTTATTTTGTTTTAGTGTTCTTGGAATCCCGCTAAGACCACCTAACGAACCACCGCCAAAATAAGCGCGAGTAGCACTGTTCCAGAATTTACTAAAAACTTCAGATTCTACAAGCTCTTCCCCAGTAAGCGCCGATATAGCAGTATCATCTAAAAGAGACTGCGCCCCTTCCGTCAAACCCTCAGCTAATCCCATAGAATTAAAGTCTTTTACTGCTTGCAGGGTAACACTTTTTGGTGTTTTAGGTAGATTGGCTGCTCCGCGTAATTTACCTGCTGGTTTTAATACAATATCGGATAGTTTATTTACCGGTAGGTATTCTAATCCGAGTTTACCAAGAGAAGTCGCGAGTACCGCCGCAGGGTCTTTAATATCACTATCATTAAAACTTAGTTGCGTTTCACCAAGTAATTGAGGGGAACTTCCAGCCATCGCACCAGCGGACGAAGCTCGTTTTAGCGCAGATTTAGATAGCTGACTAGCAAGCGTTTTTCCAAAGGCGGCACGGGCCATAACGCCAGCGCCGCCAGAGCCTAGCATGGTTGCGGCTTGCGGTATAAATTCTGCGATGGATTCTAGGGCAAACGTACCTAGCTGTGCATAAGAATCAATATCTTCAAATTTTTGTATTGAAGCTGGGGCGAGCATTGCTTTGTTTAAATTATTCTCAACACCTTCCTGCGCCCATTCGCTAAGAGCCTCAGAACCAACTATATCTCCCAACCAATCAACAGAAGCATAAAGCATGGCGTCGAGGTTATCTTTACCTCTGGCGATGCCCTGCTCAAAATTACCACGGCCAGCGGCAGAATTTACATTCTGCCAATCTCCGAGTCGTGTACCGCTGATATCACCAGATTTTAATCGCTCGAGTCTGTCGTCTGTGGCCATGCGCTTCTTCCTTTAGCGCCCTTGTTTCATTTGTTCCAAGACGCGCTGAGTGTATTTATCAATAGATAACTTTTCGTTTTTCTGTTTATGCCACTCTTCCGCAGAAGCGACAAAACCTAAAAGTGTTTTGTTTGGGTGGATACCATAATTCTTGTGCATTTCCGCAGCAAACGCAACTAATTGTTGCTGTTCTGATTCATCAACTAACCCGATAGTTCGGCCTACAGCATTTTTCAAACCAATAAACCCACCGAACATTTCGCGTACAATTGGTATATTGCCCAATGCTGAAGTATTAGCACGATGGGCCGCAGTCATTTCACTACCGTAACCCATACGTTTTAATTGTAATAATACATTACCAACAACAATGTCTTCTGTTGTTAAATCTTCTTCAAAATAACCAGTAAAACTTTTATCATTTACGAGGTTAGTCATATGAACCATTTGAGTTAGGTCATTGGCATGTTTTGGGTCAAACAAATCGTATGGTTTACCGTTTTTATCTACTACACCGTACCCACTTAATTGCTCCTGTGCTTCGATTAAGTCAGAATACATTTCGTTTGCATAGGATTCTATTTCTTCTTTAGTTAACTCAGAGCCTTTGCGTCCATCAGGAGTTACAAAGTTAGGGTTATTCACACCAATCATTACCGAATCTTTTACTAATTGCCGGCGTGATTTTTCGTTTGCCAATGCTTTTGCTTCATTATCGAGCCGCGCGCCTTGCAGCGCTGCGGCACGCTCCGCGTAGCTTTTCTCTGCCTCTGCATAATATTTTCTTGCTTGCGCTTGATTAGCTAATGACGCTGTTTTTTGCGTAGCAATTTTTGCTTCCAACTCATTCCGATAGCCGGTAGATACATATGTCTTGTACTCTTCTGGTGACCATAAACCAGCGCGCAACATAGGCAAACCGACTTGGGTACGGGTGTATTTTTTGACTTCTGGGCCGCGGCTAACAATTTCTTCTGCGCGTTGTTGCTGCTCAGAATTAATTGGGCCTTGTTTTTCCATCGCCTTTACTGGGTCCTTTACTGCTTCTTTTGCAGAAGTGCGCGGTATGCGAACCCCCGGCGTTGGGTCAGCCGCATCAGAAAATACCAACGGTTTTGTTGGCGCTTCGTTCTTATCAACCGGCTTTTCGTCATCAGTTGGTATATTATATGGTGGCGATATATTATCGCCAGTATACGCGCGAGTTCTGTAGGATGCTTCTGGTGTAGTTTTAAGCGCCGAAGCTACAAAATCTGATATACCCTGACCTAATGTTTTTTTGTTTCTAGGTTTATCATCATCTTCTGGCAAAATAACTAATGATGGGTCAACGGTTAATTCAGGCTTTTGCCGCACTGGTTGTTGTTCGGGAGCTGCGCCAAGAGGTGTTTGGCTAACCGTTGTATTACTACTCTGCACAGTAGTAGGTAAAACCTCAGCGTTTTCATTAGCCAACAACCTATTTTCGTACTCTTGCGAGGCGGCAATATCTGTCGCCCCAAAGTTACCGCGGCTCGCAATCTGATTTACACGGGCGTTCACAAAGTCTGCGTCTTCTTTGCTGATTGGCATCAACGATGTGGTGCGACGGCCACGTGCATCGGGCATAATAACACGTGCTTGTAATGAACCATCGGGCGCAGTAACTACGCCGCCGAAGAAACCATCAGTGCCTTCAGGTACACCAACCATTTCATTGAACATGTTTTTGAGCGTTGGGTTAGTGTTAACCAAACTAGCAAACTGTACGTTTTGTTCGTCATTCAATGAAGTGATATCGAAGCCTTTGGTCATATCAATGCCGGTGCTTTCGAATAACTGCTGGATACCGTCGTGCTCGCGTCCGCGGGTTAGTAATTCGCGGTTCTGCTCATTCTGTAATTTAAGACCGCCGGTTAATTCACGCTGATAATCATTCAGAACACCCTGGCGTTCGCGCTGTAACTCCATGGCTTCTTTTTCAAGCTTTAGGCGTTCTTGGTCAAAGTGAATCCCTTTCGCAAAAGAGAGTCCTTGCAAAAGCCCCGTCAAACCTGTGTCGAAATCCTGCGAGTACATATGCGTTCCTTTAAATTAAAAATGCCATCAGCGCGGCAGTGGCTAACCCTAAATTCTGATTACGCGCAGAAGCCGAAGCATTAGCATTCGCCATCTCACGACTGGCTTGCATGCCTGCCGCTTGGCTTAAGCCTTGCGACCCTTGTTGTGCGGCACCTAACGCTGTTGAAATTAATTCAGCGCGACGGTTTTGGTTCGTATCACGTTGCTGAATCCGAGCGTTATTTATCGCTGCATCTGATTCTTGTGCTGTAGTAAAACTGCCACGGCGTTCAAGCGCTTTGCGTTGCGCCGGCGTTAGGCTGGCTAATGAACGTGAAGCTTGGCGACCACGAATTTCGCTCGTACGTTCGCCCATGCCTTCGATACGGTCTTGCGCGCCTTCAACAATATCCCGTGAGTTAGCTGACTCAATCATGTCGTCAATCAACGGCTGGTACATATCTTGGTATGTACGCCAATCACGCATCGAGACATCCGACAGCGTTTGGTCTGGGTCGGTGACATTTCGCAACGTAGTTGCGCCGCGAACACCTAAATCCATATCGTTAGGGCCACCGATAATCTGACGACCTGGTTCACCGCCTAAAAAAACCATGCCACCACGACGATACTGCGCCATTTTATTAAAACCAGTACCCATCGGCGTGACTCGTTCGCCTTGCATGCGGTATGTTGTTGGTCGGGCTACACCCAACGGAAGCGCGTCTAGGCTCATTATGTTGGTACTCCCAATTTATTCGGGCTGTTTGCCGCGGCATCAACAACTTCGTCGTCGGCAAAAATACCTAAATCATTTTTATAAGCATAGCTTAAACCGCCGGCGAGTGTCCCGCCAGCTTGCATTAAAGCACCGCGTTTTGCCATATCGCGTTGGACTTTGTCCTGCGCTTTTTTGTTAGCAATATCCGCTAAACTGGCCATGCTGTTTTGCGCAGTTGCCGATAAGCCTTTACCGGTTCGAAGCGCACGGTTAATAGATTGACCGCGATGTTCTTTCGCTTGCGTAGTACCTTCAATCATCGCCACGTTACGCGCGTTTTCAAGCGTATCGACAGTCGCCAGGGACTTAAACGGGCTGGCGCGGTTAGTCGGTATTTGGCGCGCCATAATAGCTTGGTCCGCAGAAATTTGTCCGAGTACTTCGCGCGTTCGGTCGCGCTTTGATTCATTAACAAAATCTTTACCAATCTTGCCTTGGATATACTGCGATTCGCGCGAGGTAGCGTCCGCGATGCGAGCGAGCGTACTTTCGTGTACCGATTTTTCTGCTTTAGGTGCACTTGACATTTATTTTACCTCTCGCACAAATGTTACCGACAACGCTGGGAAAAACTTAAATTTTGCTAAGCGCCGATTCCAAGCGTCTGCGCGTTTCGTTCCAAACTTAATATTAATCGCATTTAATCGTTTTGCCAATGAATCTAAATAATCTATGGCTAATTCTAAATCAGCACGACTTAACCGAGTTCGGGCATACGCAATCCATACAAATAGGCTTAGGTTATCATTCAGGTCGTACTCTTCAGTTAATAACATAAACCCAATTGTTTTGCCGCTTTTTTTCGCCACAACAACCACCGCGGCGTGTTCTAGTAATTTGGCCTCGATATGGTGCCAGTTATGTTGTTCTTTCGAACGACGGCTAAAGTCTACTAACCAATCTCGATGGGTAACCAAGAACTCCAAAGACCGCTCTGGGGTTAACATGTTATAGGTTACCATGAAAATTTAGCCACCCTGACAATTCGATTGCCCGCCGCTTGCGCCCGGCGTGTTGCTTCCATCACGCCTGCATTGAAAATACTCATATGGTAACTCACGCTATTCGGCGAAGACCACTGGCGTTCCGGCATGGCTAAAAGCCGACCCGCCGCGCCATGGGCGATAGATTCACCATATCGCTCGTAAATCCCGTCTGGGATTTCTGTCGCATCACGCTTGGTTGTGACTGAAAATACAATTTCAATCGTTTCATCGCGCTTCAGCGCAGGGGTAATTTCTACATCCCCATCAGCGTTTACAATGAATTTAAAATTGTTGTTCTTTGCATCAAACCCAACTTCGGAATCGCCCTGGTATTCATATTTCCGGGTGCGTACGGATTCAACGCGATTTAATCGAGTTTCAGGAGGTAGGGTTAGTATAAACGTAGAAACACCGTCACTAGCGGCAGAAAAAGTTTGGCGCTCTTTCCAGATAAAACTACGGTCGAAAAACTCCGTCAGTGCATTTCGCAACTCGCGGAGTGAAACAATATCAGGAGCCGCCGTTGCATAATGGCGCACATCAGGTAATAGTTTTTCGATTAACGCCATAATTCATTACCCCATCGCCTTGCTTTGCGCCACTTCGTTGTTAGGACTAACCGTTAACTGCGCTTGGGCACGTAGGCCTAAAGATTCACGAAACAACTGATAATGCCGTTGCGCTCGTGCGCTGGTTTCCGCATTTCCTGCATCTTTCATATAAGCGCGGAATAATACGTAGTCTACCACTTGGTTAGCGTAAATGTCATTAATCGTTAGATTATCACTAACTGTGGAAATATCGGTCGGGTTTTTGGAGTAAATAACTTCCAATTTACCTGTGCCGTCGTTAGGCGGAAACACATAAAACTGGCGAGGCGAATTGTCCTCGTAGAAATATACACTGACTTCTGACAAGTCTTTGTTGGTATAGATTTCATCGGTTGCATCATGCCAGTTTGGATACTCAGCAATAAACGCGTCGAGGTCTGACGCATAAACGGAACGACCGGGTAAGTCATTAGTTACGCCTTTGTTCATGTTGCGGATACATTTAATCAAAGAAATGCTTCCCGCCGGGAGTGTTTGCAAACTACCAGCAACGAGGTTAAGTACCTCGGTCGCTGGGTTTGCCGATGGCTTCGCCACAACAATTTCGCGCTGGGCATCGTTAATCCATTGGATTAATTCCGAATCCTTCCAGCGTACACCACCGCCCACGGGGTTCGTGTCCTGCAAAATAGTGCGGGCACGGTCGATGATATATTGAACTGAAATTGACATGGCTTAGCCCTCGTTATTTTTTATCTTCTTTTTTCTCGTCATTCTTAGGTGCTTTACCACCTTTGGTGACGATATCAAGACCATTGCATGCGTTCACTTCTTCGAACAAAGTGTCTGGGATTTCTCGTTCCTCGCCAGCTTTAACAAGGCACGAATAGCCACGCATACTAACAACGCGTATATCTTTTTGGGTTGGGTTTTTGACTTTCATAATGAGTCCTCAATTAATCGGAAAAAGAAAAGGTATCGGCGTCCTGCCTTACCCCCTCCACCACCAATCGTTAAAGTGCAGCGTCGATTGCTACTACACCAAAGTCTTGTGCGTCACCGCTTACGTGAGACTGGAATACTGGCTTACGGAAGCCAAGCATTTTACCAATCGAAATACCGATTTGGTTTTTGTAGTCGAAGTCTTCTTCGTCCCAATAACCTGCACCGATATCTGCCATGGCCAGTGCTTGCGCACCACACATCAACACGCGTTGACCGTCGGTCTCGCCGTTGGCACCCCACTTGCTACCCGGAGTAGTACCACCATCCGGAGAACCGGCCGCGCCAGTAGTGTTGTAAACGTGACGGAAACTATGGACCCAAGCGCCATCGATTTGGAAGCTTTCGCCACCAGCAAACAACGGGTTTGAGCTACCTCGAACACCAGCGTTACGAACGTTCGCCAAGAAGTCTGGGTCAAGTTTCAGTTGTGCCATACCTTTTGGAGTAACGAAGAAATGGTAAACTTCAGAGTTACCTTTCATCTTCACGCCGCGGATATAGTTATCACGACCGAAAGCCTGAGCCATAACCAAGTGCTTGTAGCCAAACTTGTCCGTAGCGGTCAACTGAGTGTTGTCACCATCCTCGGCTAAATCTGTACCTGCTACACGCAAGTGACGGCGGCTGGTCGGCGCACTAACTTCAGAAGCAAATTCAAGCGAACTGAAGGTTGTACCGGCGCGAGCGCCACCGTTGTTTTTCTGGGTGTAAGCAACACCTGAAAGGGTTAAGAATGCAAGCTGGTCAACACGGTCACCTAACCAATAACCGAGAACATCTTTCGAAGTTTCACGGAAATTGACAATCGACTTTTGGTCAGCAACACGACCGGTAGTACGGTTCGCGTTACGCAATTGGTCGATTTCGATGACTTGGTCGAACGCTTTGATTGCCTCTTCGTTGCCTTCCAAGTCGTTGTCACCTGCAACACCATCACTCTCAAGGTCCGGTACTAAGGTATACACCGCTCGGGTTCCGCGTTCAGAAGCAGTTAGTTCGGTAATGCGATGAATCATCGCGTTATGTGAAGAACCCATAAAGTTCGTCACGAAAGATGAGTTACGTGCGACATTCCAGACCTGACGAGCCCAAACTGTTTTTTGCTCGGTAGTCAGAGCCGCAAAGTTAGTCTTTGCCATGAGATTTTTCCTCTCTCAAAATGAATAGTGTTTGTGTTTGGCCCGTTTCGTGGGGTAGACGCAGACATGGCTATTGTTTTATTTCGCTCCATGTACGAAACAATTCTTTTTGTTGCCATTAACCGTTGGCAGGGACGTATGACATGGATTGAGCATCCAAGGGGCTTTAACAACAGAATAGCGTTTGTTATTTTTCTGTCAAGCAATTTGTTAATAAACCATGCGAAAAAAGCCCGAATCCTTCGGGCAACCAGGGGACTGGTATTTTTACACAATATCGCCGCGCGCACGGGCTAAATCTTCCGGTGATAACTTCGCAAATTCTTCATCCGGTAGCTCTGCCACTGGAGTAAACTCACGTTCAGTTGTCGCCCGGCCTTTGTTAATCGGCGGTTGCTTCGAAGCCGCATCAATTTTTTCTTTGATGCTGGTTTTTGACGCCGGCGGTTTAGCTGGCTCTTGCGTCTGCGTCGCCTGCGTTGATGGCTTCACGCCATAGCCGCGAAGAATAACTGTTGCCGCTTTGTCGAGCGCTTCCGCGTAAGAGTACCGACCAGTAGCAATATAACCATCACGCGCTTCGATAACTTCATCGAAAATATCTGGGTTAAATACGTCTTTGTTAGAAATATCTAACACCGGGTATTCTTTAGTTAATCGCTCTGCGGTTTGTTGCAGTTCGAGTTCCGCCTGCTGCTGTTTCGACTGCGTACTTACGTTTTCGACTGCTTTGACTGAGGCGGTTTCCGCTGCGGCAATCCGCGCATCAGCAATGGCTTTCGCCATAACTTTAGCGGCTTTAGCCGGGTCCCCACCATCGAGCAATTCATCAAAGGTATCTTTTAATGTCGCCTCAAGCTCGGCGTCAATTTCTTCCGGATTTTTGCCTTGCGGCTGTTGCTTCGGTTCTTGTTTCGGTTGCTGGTCTTGTTGCTGCATCTGACGACGGAGCATTTCGAGCTGCGCTTGCATGTCGCGGTTAATCCGCTCTTGTTCTTTGCGGCGCTCAATCTCTTTGTTCAGCCGACCGACCGGAATCTTCGTGACGTTTTCGAGCGGGTCTTCTTCAGTCTCGTCGTCATCCGTCGCTTTAACATCTGACTCGGGTTCTTCTTCCTCGTCAGCCGTTTGCTCGGTCTTCTTGCTCTTCTCGCTTTCTACTTTTTCCTTCGGCGGTGCCTCCGGTTCTTCCGGTTCTTCTGTATCCAGTTCTTCCGGTGTCTCGTCGACAATTTCGTCGCCCTTGTCGAGCGTTGAAAAATCAATGTCGTCATCCTCGAACCCTTCGCCGAACGTATCACGTTCGATTTCTACGGTATCGAGGTCTTCGGTTTTTGGTGCTGGAGTTTTTTTACTCATTGCTCGTTCCTTTCTTTGCTGGTGGAGTTATTTGTTTTTCCGCAATGCGACTCAGCGCGCGGAATTCTTCGAGGTAATTTGTATGCGCATACTTCATGGCTTCAGACGCCATACGTCCGTCTTGTGCCATCTGTTGTTTTTCTTTAGTCGTTTGGCTCGACATCTGTGACATCTGCAAACGGGCCGCTAAGCCTTCACGTTGCAATTGACGTTTCTGCTCGAATTCAAGCATTGATTTGTTCACGCCGCCTTCGCCAAGGTCAGCCACTTTAGCCATATTCAACATGGACTCTGACTGTAACTTGCGTACTTTCTCTTGCATCTCTGCAAGTTCAAGCTGAGCACGGGCCATAAGCATTTCGCGCTCAACTTGTGCCATTTGTTGCTCTTCTGGGCTAGGCTCACTGAAGCCTTCCATTTGTTTAAGTACCGCCGACAAGTTTTCTTTGTCTTTTAAGTGTGAGTATTTCACCATTAAATAGGACGGAATCGGAACGCCGGCGGCGCGCAGCGAAGCGGCTTCGCCTAACTGCATTTCATCAAAGGTATCGCGCGCTGGGCTAGATGAAATAACTACGTCGTATTCGCCAACGTTAACGTCGTTGATTATTTTATAAACGCCGTCAGCATGAATCTGTTGGTTAATAATCATCTCTTCTTGCGGCTCACCTGGCTCAGTGTAATCGGTAATAAAGAACACACGCTCTTCGGTGTAAAAATCCTGCACCAGTTCGAGAATCTTTTCACCCAGCGCTTGGCGAGCGAGTTCAAGCGATGCAAACGGCACTTGCAGTTGCACCTGGCCGCGTGCTTGTTTTTGTTCAAGCGCAACACCCGACACGTACGCTGGACCTTCGCCGAGCATCGCTTCGTTAATACTCGAAATACTGCGGATATCCATCTGGCCTTTTTCGCTCAGACGGTCAAGGCCAGTTGGTACTGGGTTCGGTTTAATTTTCTGTGGCGCGAACGTAGTGCCTGGGTTAATCGACAAAACCACACCGGTTTTTGCGCCGACCTGAGCGAGCTCGTCGGTGGTCATATTGGCCAATGAGCCTTCTTCCAAAATCCAGCCGGAGTTGGCTGTGGTATTAATAATGTGCAACTCTTGTGAACGCGTTTTGTTGAAGAACTCTTGCGGGTCGAGTAGGTTGCGTACCATGCCAAACGGTTGACCGCGGCGGAAATATGGGAAATATGGGATGATGGTAAAGCTACGGTAAATAGACCAGTCGTCGTGTAGCACTACATCAAGCGCGGTAACTGTCCAACGTACTCGTTTTACTCGACGTGAAATGACCGTGATGTTTTCATTACCCGGCATCTTTAAGAATTCTTCCATCTGCTCGTCTGTAGTATCATCAGGGACCGGGATTGATTCGCCAGTTATTTGGTCGATATAAAACTTACGGTTAGTTAATACCCGATGCTGGCGCTCGATAACCCGCACGTTGCGGATGGTTTTTTTGCCTTCGTCAACGTCGTCTGTTCCTGGCATTTGGACTTCAGGCGTATCGCCAAAGGTATTGGACTTCAGGTCGATGAACTCTTGCCCGAAGCCGGAGCTATGTTCGCTAGACACAAAACTACGAATCTCGTCGGCTTTATCTTTGCCATACATTTGTTCGATTTCATCCATGGTCATCCAGTTGATGGTAAAGACCTGGTTCCAATGTTTAGTATTTCGGGATTTCGCATCTGGGTCGGGGATTACTGTCAACGGGTCAACCGAGGTTATGCGTACTTCGCCAAGCGGGTTTTCATCAAAATCAATCCGCACGTCATAATAGCCGCGGTCTTGAATCAGACCATCGGCATAAACTTCTGGTTCTATTTCTTTAGCGAAGCGGTTCTCGTCCAGAATGTGGTCAACGAGTTTGGTGAGAATTTCTGCTGACTGCGAGGTGGCACTGCCGCGTTTTGGTTTAAAACGAATATCCGCTCTCCGCGCGACCTGTTCGCCAAGGGCAATGTTTACGGTCGGGAGAATCTGGTTAATGGTAAGTGCCGGGCGTTGTTCTTCTTCTAGTACTGCTTTGTCTTCCGGCGACCACTGCTCACCGCAGTAAAAACGGTCACATTTTTGGGCGATTTTGATATAGTTCTCATGGCGGTTTTTATACGCCCGGCGAAACTGCGCGTTCTGCTGTTGCGCAACTCGTGTTTTGTCTTGTGTATTTTCCGTTTCCGCCATGGTCTTTATCTCTCACGCCTGATTAGTGTTACGCGGTCATATGCCCGCGTTTATGTTTACCATTTTTTACATGCTGTTTCAATTTGTCCCGCCAAGATTTTTTCGGCTTCGGCTTCGGCTCAACAACCGAAGCGAAGCGGTCAAGCATCTGGAAGCACCACGCCAGTGAATCCACCTGGTCATCGTGTGTACCGGCTGGAAAACGTAGCATTTCACTTTTAAGTGAAGTCGCCCATTCTGAGCCAGTCGGCAACAGCACCATGCCCTGCTGTAAGCGCGCCTGCAACGGACGGGCGCGAGCGATTTTGTCGCGTTTGCCTGTTTTGAGTCGCTCGACACTGAAGAATGTTCGAGTTTCCCGCATGCGCTTATTAAGTATCGGCCCAAGGCTCATTTCAATCTGCCCGGCCTCGCCGCCAACTAGCCTCGGTTTCCAGATACGAGCAATGCGCAACATCTCTTCAACAATTTCAAACGAATCCCAACGTCCGGCGGTTACGTCTAGTATATACGCAACGCCATTTTGCGCAACGCCAATTGTGGTGCCTACGCTAAAGTCGTTGGTTTCGTTCTGCCCAATCGCAAAATCCCACGCCTGATAGATGGCAAGGGACTCCAGCGGGGGGAGCTCCTGCTGTGTATAATATTTAAACCACGCTTGGCGAAAGTACGCGCCTTCGTCGGGCACTGGGTTCTGCTGATAAAGCGCCGCCCAATCACGTTCACCAATAGCGGCGCGTATTTTCTGCAACGCCTCAATCGGATATCGGTCACTGTGAAGTGCCCCCCCTTTCTTACGGAATTTTTCATCCATCTCGGCGACCGCTGGATATTTTATCACTTCCCATTTATCCGCGCCGCCTTTCTCTTGTTCCAATAACCAACCGGCTAAGTCATCATCGTGCCAGCGGGTCATAATCACCAGCACCCCGCCACCCGGCGCAAGACGGGTGTAGAGTGTCGAAGTGTACCAGTCTTTTATTTTTTGGCGCGTGGTCGGAGACTCTGCTTCTTCGCGGTTTTTTACCGGGTCGTCGATAATAGCAATGTGAGCGCCGCGGCCCATAATTGCCCCCCCAACGCCAGCAGCTACGTAGCCTCCGGCAGCCGACGTGTTCCAACGTTCAGCGGATTGCGATGATTTATCGAGGCCGACGCCGAACATTAGATTGTAAGATTCATCCTGAATTAACCCCCGCACTTTACGCGAGAAGTCCAACGCGAGTTCTTGCGAATAACTGGTGGCAATAATTTCGTGCTTCGGATTATGGCCCAGGTGCCAGGCTGGAAATGTTTTCGATGCAATCTCTGACTTACCCGAACGTGGTGGTAAGAATAACATTAACCGTGGCGACTTCCCTTCTACTACTTCCTGTGAAAACACCTCAAGCCGTCGGCATATATCTTTGTGCACCCAACCAGGTAAATAGCTGTCGTTGAAATACTGCACAAACGGTAACAAGTGCCGGCGGCTTAACTCTCTTCGTGCCAGCTCTTTACGAGCGGCTTGAGCTATTTTACTAGAACCACTACCCTGACTACCCTGACTTTTTATTTCTTTCTCTTTTGTTTTCGTTTTTATTTGTTCAGGTTCAGGTTCGGTTAAACTACGAATTTGGTCACGCTGATGCTGTGTGACTTGTGAAGAGGGTTGGTTGTTTTTGCCAAGTACCCCGGGATATTGCACTACGCTACGGCCAGGGTGGGATGTTTTTTCTGCTGCACATGTCGTGCAATACTCATCCCCTGGCGAGAACAATGTTATGGGTAGAGTGCGACTGCACACCGTACATTGTTTGTGGCTTATATTAGTCTTCGTCATTAATGACTTCCTCAAACTCAGCGTCTAATGCTTCGCTTTCAGCAAGGCGCAAAAGCTCTTCTGTTGGGAGCGACCGGATTTGTGATTCACTTGAGACTTTCACCTCACGTTTTTCTGGTGCTGCAATACCGTGAAGTTTTACCAAAGAATCAATGGCTTTGATTTCTTCCGTTGCGTCTTTGGCTTTGGCATGTGCCTCCATATATAAC